TCGCTGTCCTCGGCAGCAACACGCAGAAGTCTCAGGTGTACGCCCGAGTCCTCGATGGCGGAGCCAATGACACCCTGACGATCACCGCGAACACTCAGGACGGAACCTGCGCCGCTTATCGAATCACTAATCACGGCGTCACCAACGCCACCATCACGAGTGTCATCATGTCGAACGTCGCTTTCAGTACGGCGTCGGCGCAGCCGAACCCACCATCGCTCGACGCTGGATCGGTCAAGGACTGGCTGTGGATCGCAGTTGCATTCGCTGACTTCACGTCGAGCACTACGACCGTCAATGATGCGCCATCCGGCTATCAGACGTCAGAGATCCTCACCAAGTCTGCGGCGAACACGTCTTCGATCGGTATGGGCATTGGTGCATTCGGTAGCACTGCCACGCAGACTCAAGACCCTGGGACATTCACGCTAAGTGCAACTCGCCCGAACACGGCATGGACGATTGCTGTTCCGCCGATCGAGGTTCCAGGCACCGTTTCGGATGTTGTACCAATCCCCGGCGACGGTCAGGTTTCACTTTCATGGACGGCTCCTGTCAGCGGAGGGGCAGTGGCGGAGTACGCCGTCGAATACTCCACCGACGGCGGATCGAGTTGGCCCAACAGCTTCCTCACGGGCAGCACGGGTACCACGTACCTGTTCACCGGACTGACCAACGACACATCTCATCTATTCAGGGTTGCCGGTGTCAACACCTCCGGGACCGGTGATTGGACAACCTCTGCTCCGAGGACTCCTAACAAGGAACTCCTCACTGGAGACGACAAGACCTTCACGTCAGGCGCAGGAGGCTGGACAGGAGGAAGCCACTCGTCCGGCAAGTACACAGATAGCGCGACGGACCCCGCCACATGCGAAGTCGTCAGCTCTTGGTTCCCTGTCATCCTTGAAGGAACTTTCTACGGGCGTTGCGATTACACCAAGACGAACGCTGGCGTTCGAATGAGGATTGAATTGAGCGCCAACCAATCAACGATTGACGATCACTACGAAGACTCGCAGACATTGAACTCTGGCAGTCTCACGGTTCACTGGACCCCATTCGCAAGCGGAGCGCCAACCTATGTACGACTCAGGGTCTTCACTGCCACACCGACCGGAGTGAACACATTGGAGATCGACAATGCGATCCTCCTAGCCAAGACCCCCAACACAGGGTCGGTCATCAACAACATGGTCATCGGCATGGATGCCTGCATCGTGTAAGGTAGTATGCGCATGAAGATCTCAAGGAGGATCTAGTGGCCGGAACGACAACCATCGGGATCCCATTCCCACAGGGCACAGACAACAACGATCTCGTCTTGCATTTCGGGAACTTGACGACGTGGCTGGATGCCGTCATCGAAGGCTCGTACACGCAAGCGGAGATCAACGCCTTCACCGCAACGCAGCGCTGGGTCAGCCGCCGAGTGTACAACAGCACCCGAGGCTGCTATCAGCGCACCGACGGTACCAACTGGTTCGATGAGCAGGCTCTGACTCTGAATGCGCAGGTCGGCACGACGTACACGTTGGTCCTGGCTGATGCCAATCAGAAGCTCGTCACGCTGGACAACGCTGGAGCCATCACGCTGACGGTGCCGACGAACGCCTCAGTGGCGTTCCCCATTGGCACGGTCATCAGCCTGCTCGCCAAGGGTGCCGGGCAGGTCACGGTGGCTGCCGCTGGTGGTGTGACGTTGCGGGCTACCCCGGGGGCCAAGCTACGAACGCAGTACAGCATGGCGAGCCTCGTCAAGATCGGCACTGATGAGTGGGTGCTGAGCGGGGACATCATCCCGTGAGCGGTAGGTTCCTGATCGGCTCAGGAGGCGTCAAGAAAGCGCTCCCCGTTACGAACTTGGTTTCGGCGTTGACCGGGAGTGGCTACAGCGTCACACTAACGTGGACTCCACCGAACGCTGCCGTGCACGACCAGATCGTCGTAGAGCGCAGCATCGACGGTGGTGGATACAGCGTTGTGGCAACGCTCGCCAACAGCAGCAGCACCTACACGGAGTCTCCTGGGTTCAGTATCGACGCTACCTACCGTGTGAAGGCGACCAAGGCTGCCGGTGTGGATAGCGACTACGTCACGGCGACCACTCGCCGCACGTTGCCCGCCGCCCCGAGTATCAACAGCCTGTACCGTGTCGGCAACGATGGAACGATCGTGCTGGACGCCAACAGCCCCGGGCACGCCAAGATCTCTCGGTTCGACGTCGGGCTGAGCACGAACGACGGAGGCTCGTACGGTAGCTACGACGCCGACAGCGGGGCAGACCCGGATCACGTCTGGTATTCCGTGGTTCCACACAACGCAGTCTGCCGAGCACGCATCCGCACGGTAGACACGCTGGCTCAGGTTTCGGCATGGGTGACGAGCGGGCAGCTTGTGAACGTGAACGACACCACCGGACCGGCTCTCGGCACGCTGAGCGTGACTGCCTCTGGCCGAGGAGCCCTGATCAACTTCGCAGCGCCAACGGATGCCAGCGGGGTGTCGGCGACGTATCTCCAGATCGACACCGGCGGAGGCTGGGCGACGATCGCGAACTTCGGAACCGGCGGAGCGAGCAACTGGTACATGAACTTCGCCAGCGGCGACCGTGGTAAGCTCGTCAACTTCCGCCTGTACTCCGTTGACATCTACGGGAATGCCACGACAGGCAGCACGGTCCAGTTTCAAACAGCGCCACAAGGAACGTTCTACGCATTCCCAAGCGAAAGCGCTACCTACGAGACCGCCGGAACTCCGACGTGGCGCAGTGACACAGACGACGTCATCAGCGGCTTCTTCGACGGCACATACGGAACGCAGGCGGGTGCATGGTTCTACGGAACAGCGTTCGCAGATATCTGCAAGGGGCACACCCCTGACACCGTGCGCCTGTTCATGATCCGCAATGGCAGCGACGGTAGCACTGGCAACAACGTCATCCAGATGCACACGAATACTTCCAAGCCTGGTGGAGACGTCAGCCTGACGGGTGCAAGCGACAACGGACCGCTCCTCGCTGGTAGCAACGCCAGCGCTGATCATGTTCTTCCAGGCGGATGGTACACCGCCATCGGCAACGGTACGGCCAGGGGCATCAGCACTCGGGACCCCGGTAGCTACCGTCGACTCCAGGGTCGTGCGAAGAACGCCTACAGCGGACTCGTCACCATCATCTTCAACTGACGACTCTGAACCCCGTATTTGCCCTGTACGCTAAGAGACCTCCCCATGGTACTCCCCAAGGAGGTCTCTCAGCTAAGAGGTCGGTTTGCGGGTTTCTGGTGGGCTACCAGATGTCCTCGTCGTCGGCCCAGCTAGCACCGGCAGCCACTGAGACCGTCTCCTCGGATTCATCATCTTCGATGCCGTCCCACTCGAGATCGTCGAAGTCGAGGCTCTTGAGCTTGCGCCCACGCTTTTCGACTTGGTTCCGAAGAGCCTGAGAGGTCTTGCGCCAGGGAGCATTGCGATCGTCGTTGGCTCTCCGATGATACACACGGTTGTCGAACTTCGGCACCGAGATCGTGCCGTGCTTGCCGGACGTGTAGCACAGCGGGAACCCTCGCTTGTTGAGCTTCCAGTTGGTAGGCCAGCCGGTGTCCTCGTCGATGAAGTCCCACACATCCGGGTCGCAGCCACCGAACTTGCAGTACCCGACCCACGTCGCAGGAGGGGTGGCACTACGGATGCGCCCGTAGATCACGTCCCATGCCGTGTTGCAGAATCCGCACACGGGATAGTTCGTGTAGTGCTTGATCTCGGTCGGGTTAGACATGTCAGTCGTGACCTCCGCCGCCGCTGGTCTGCCGTGCGGCAGCAGGGTCCAACAGCCATTCCTTGTTGTCGATCCTGGCGAATGGAGGCGCATCTTCGTGCCACTGGCTCGACGGGACACCATTCGTAGCGAACTCGTCGACGCGAGATCGGATGGTGCACGCCCTGTCGAAGCTCGCCTTGAAGGGGCACTTGCCGAGCTGGTAGCAGATCGGACGGAACAGCGCACTGTCGGCGATCATCTGCTGCTGCCAGCGGAACGTGTTGTTCCAGTCGACAGCCGCATCTTCCCAGAGGTTCGGATGCAGCCAGCGGAAGTCCGGGGTGTACTTGCGGATGGCATCCACGATACCCAGGAACACCATGCGCCATTCGAACTGAGCCTGAGTGCACAGGCGATTGCCAGCGTGCTCGGCGAGGTTACGCAGATCCGTGATGTAGTTCAACCGAGTGGTGACGGCGTGCGGCATGAGGCCACGGGCGTCCTCCGCCGGAATGCCGTTGGCGACGAGGAAGTTGTACGTGTCGCTCACCTGGGCGATGGCCTCGTCCCACTTCTGCCGAGTGGGGTGGTTCATGGGCAGCGCAGCGACCGAAGGCGGCACGCTCACTTCGTCGGCGAGCTCCTCCTTGACAGCGAACCGCAACGACTCCTGTGCGTACACGGCGGTCCGCTGCCGCACCATCTGATGTGTGAAGCTGCGACTGACGCCCTCGATGAAGAAGTGGAACTTGATGCTCTCCAGCGGAGCCTTGAGATGCGTCGCCAGGCTGTCCGTGAAGAACTGCGCACGCTCCTCGTCGGTGATGTCCGCCATGCTGTACGTGGGGATCCCCTTGTACATGCGCCCCATGGCAGCGTTGGCTCCGAGCGGGTCCGGCGTCATCCACAGGAGCTTCACCGTCGGAACGATGAAGCCCTCCTCCGAGCGCTTGGCTTGCATGGGTTGGGCGACGTACTGCTGCTCGTCGGCCCACTTGCGGATGCTTGTCATGATGATTACCTCCTAGTTGATTTGCTAACACTACCCGCCGTGAGCGGGTTCTCGCCATGCCAGCGTCGCCAGCATGAACACAAGAACTTCATCTGCTGTTCGCAGGACTGATGGTCGCCAGCTTCGCAAGCGATGCACCAGTGCTCATTCTTCTTCTTGATCATCTTCATCCTCCGAGAGCACCCAGATGTCAGTGACTTGGATCGCTCGTCTTGATTGTAGACCGGGCTTGTAGCCTTTCATGATTACCATGTCTGAGTCAGGCTTGATGGCCCAGATCGTTTCCCGGAGCTCCGGGTAGCGCCAGCGGTTGACCGTGAGGGTGATGACGTCTGTGCCGTCGTCGCCCCACATGACCACCCACTCGTTCAGCTCTGGATCCTTGACGGTGGACGGATCCAGCTCTTCACCAGTGCGGCTGAAGTGGAGCTCGAACAGCTCTTTCAGGTTACGCTTGGTGAGGACGCCGCACCACACTACCGGCACGTTGGCTCCCCTGCTGTATGGGACTTCGATGCTGCGATGCGTGGGGTAGGGCACACCACGGATCTGCCGGTTCATGATAGCGATGCGGATCTCCTCGATCGCACGGTCCAGCTTGAAGATCTCGAATGGGTCGTCCAGGGAGCACCACTCGCTGATCTTGCTGATGGTCTTGGGGCCGATGCCTTTCACGGCACGGAGGTCCGCCCAGGTGAGGTTGACGTCGTCGCCGCCCTTGCGGTACGCCTCACTACGGAACTCGATGATCTTGTTGGAGACGACTTCACCGACGCCCTTGATCTGCTCGAACCCTGCGACCAGCTCTCCAGTCTGCTGCACGTAGCGCCACGAGCTGTCAGACTTCTGAATGTCAGGAGGCAACACTTTGATGCCGTGACGGCTGGCATCCCTCAAGAGCTCGAGCTGTTTCTTGTCTCCGTAGGCGCTGAGGCTGGCGGCGTAGAACTCTCCTGGGTAGTGCTGTTTGAGGTACATGGTCCACCAGGCCAGCATTCCGTAGGACGTGGCATGAGCGACATTGAACGCATAAGACCCAGCGGTGATACACGCATTCCAGATATCTCTCGCATCAGACTCGTCCACGCCACGCTCAAGCGCTCCGTCACGGAACTGCTCCCACCATCTGTTGAATTCCTGCTCTCCAAGCTTCTTGCTAATAATCTTTCGAATCGTCGCTCGGTGGACATGGTCGAAGCCTCCAACCTCTCCGGTGATCCTGAGGATCTGCTCTTGGTACACGATCTGACCGTGCGTGTAGCTCACGATATCTTGGACGAGCGGGTGGTACTGACGAGGCCGCTTGCGCCCGTTCTTGACGTCGATGTATTCAGCAGCGGCTCCGTTGTGCAGTGGCCCCGGGCGAGCCAGTGCAGTGATGTCGCAGATCTCCAGGAAGTTGTCGGGCTTGAGCTCCGCCGTCACACCTCGCAGTGCACGCCCGTCGAACTGGAACACACCCACGACGTCGTTGGCCTTGAACCCTTCGATGGTCTTGGGGTCGTCCAAGGGGATCTCGTACAGCCAGCTCAGCGGCTTGCCGATCTGCTCCAAACAGCGGCTGATCATGCCGAGAGTGCTCAGGCCCAGGACGTCGATCTTCAGAACGTTCAGGTACTCGGCATCGTACTTGTCGACGCTGAGCACGCTGACCTCACGCCCGTTGACCACGCGACTGTACGTGGCGCACGCCTGCGTCAGCGGGCCGCTGCCCACCACCAACCCAGCGGCATGGACGCCCATGCCCTTGACCTGACCTTCCAGATCGATGGCGTATCTCAGGTTTGGGAATTCTTCGAATACCGCTGCCGCAGCCTCGAACATCTGCGCCGTGTCCTCGATTGTTGCGTTGGCACGTAGATCGCCAGAGCTACGCTCGAGAAGAAGCTCCTTGACTGTTTCGACCTGACCTTTAGGAATACGATGAACCCGACCGACGTCGTCAAGAGCGAGTTTGCTCTTGTAAGTAGTGAACGTTCCAATGTTGCCCACCTGCGCTTCGCCGTACTTGCTGACGAGGTACTCGCGGATCTCATGGCGTCGACGGTCGTCGAAGTCAAGATCGATGTCCGGTAGATCCTTTCGAGTAGGCTCGATGAATCTTTCGAAGAGTAGGTTCGGGAACGCAAGGGGATCCACCTCCGTGATCCTGAGTAGATAGCACACCAGGCTAGCCGCAGCACTTCCTCGGGCTGGACCCACCGGGATGCCGTTGTTCTTGGCGAACTTGACGACGTCGCTCACCATGAGGAAGTAGTCGATGAACTGCTTGTCCTCGATGATCTTCATCTCGTAGAGCAGGCGCTGACGGTACTCTGCCACCCTGCCCTTGCCGGAGATGTTGCGGAACTGCCAGCCTTCCTTGATCCAGTCACGCCACAGGTCTTCGGTAGCGGAGTACCCGTGCGGCAACGGAAACTGGATCATATCCATCTTGGGCATGAGCACGTTGCACCGCTGAGCGATTTCCTGCGTGGAGTACAGAGCCTCCATGGCTGCCTGGCGGCTCAGCCCCGCTGCTCGCAAGCGCCGCAGCATGTAGGTGTCGCTCGTGGGCGGGCTGAGTGGCACGTCGTAGCCCCACTCTCGAGACATTTCCTCCAGAGTCTTGCGCCCACCGCCCCGAACGTTGTGCAGGATCTTCTGCATCTCGTTCTCCGTGGGGCGGGTGTAGTGCACGTCACCAGTGCCCACCAGCTTGATGCCGAGCTCCTCCCCGATACGCTCGTACATGGCGTTCAGCCGCTTGACGTTGTCGAGCTCTGGGAAGGCTTGCACCTCTAGGTAGTAAGAGTCACCGAATGCCGCCTGGAAAGTTCGTGCCACGCCGAGCGCCCGCTTGTAGCTGGCGTCCTCCGGGGCGATGGTCTTGCCACCGATGGCGCTGCACGCCAACAGGCTCCCTGTGCACCCGCTGAGGATGATCAGCCCTTCCTTGAACTCCTTGAGGTCTTGGAAGCTGACGGTCGGCTCGTAGTAGAACTGCTGCCAGCCCCGGCTGACCAGCGCCATGAGGTTCATGTAGCCGGTGACGTTCTCTGCTAGCACGGTCAGGTGGAACTTGCGCTGAGACTTCTTGCCTTCAGCGGTCGGCCCCATGTACAGCTCCACACCGAAGATCGGCTTGACGCCTTCGGCGATTGCTGCACGTTCCAGCTTGACGTGGCTACTGATGTTGCCATGCTCGGTGAGAGCCAGTGCACCCATGCCGATTTCAGTGCACCGCCGGACGTGGGCTTCTGGCATGGCGAAGCCGTCGAGGAAGCTGTAGGTGCTGTGGTGGTGCAGGCTCACGTACACGTCGCACTTGGACCGCTCGTACTTCCCAGCGGTTTCGTTCGTGATGTACTTGTGGTTGCCTTCGCATCCATCGTCGTGCTTCTGGAAGTTGGTCCTCTTCTTGAAGTCGACCTTGACCTGGCTCGCACCGAGACTCTCAGCCATTTAGATCAACCCCGGACTAGCATCGCTGTCTGTTGCCTGGAAATGAGCTCTGCCATGTCGAGGACGCAAGTGCTCGATGACCATGAAGTTGGCTGCATCCAATAGGAATTCAGTGTTCCCTGTCTCGAGATACATCTGGATCCTAGCGTCGGCATTCTTCAATGCGTCTACTGGATACGGATAGTTGTCTTCAAGACTGCCGTACTTGTGCTGGCTCACGGCCATCCTGTTCAGCATCTTTTGAAGAGCGTCGATATAGTCGGGACGATCGTAGGGTTTGCTTTTGATCTCAGCCATTGAAGCTCCCGAAGAAGCGCACCGGCACACCGGCGCTCATGGCCGTGCGGACCATGTGCTCGGTACCACCCCGAGCGAGCGTTCGGTCGAAACCGTGCTTGAATGCCAGCACAAGGTCCGGGTCAAAGTCGTCGAACATGCGCAGGTTCCGATTGATGCCAGCCTGGGGCCAGGGACCGTCCAGCGCCTTGCTCACGGGATAGGCAGCTTCGTGGATCGACTGGCTCTTGAACACCCTGCACCACTCAGCGGCAAGAGCGTCAGCTCCACGAGCAGCGCCGTGAGCGACCACAAGCATCTGCCCTCGGCCATGACGGTAGCGATCGAGGATCGTCCACATGAGATCTTTGTCGCTGTATTCACGCCCGCCTGTCACGAGAATCTTCACTCTGTAATCCTCCTCGGCTCGTTGCACTGCGGGCAGCGGATCAACACCGTGCCGTCGGGCGGGTCCGGATAGTCGATCACCAGCCGCTTGAGCTCTGGATCCCTGTCGGCGCTATCCGACCATTCAGTCCAGTACATGCGAGCGCCGCCGCAGCACCAGCAGTCCTCCTTCCGCACCGGGCTTGTGCGGGGGCTGAGGAAGTACCTGGTCATGAGCAGATGACCGATCATGTCGTCGATGATCTCAATGGGAGACTCGAACTCTGGTTCCTCACCGTCCCACATGAACGACTTGAGCTTCCAGAACTTGCGGTTGATGTCGGCGAACTGCGCTCGTGACCCGAGGAACATCTGCTGCCCCTTGTAGTCTGCGTTCTTGCGCAGCCAGCGGTCCAGCACCGCCGGAGCGTGCACCGCCTGGATCTCCTCCCTCATCTCATCGTTCTGGACTTGCCACTGCTGGTCGTGATCGAACACGAGGATCTTGCTGAGCTCGTCAGCGATCTCTCCAACGCTGCCGCCGCTACAGAGAATGTCGATGATGTCCTTACGAGTTGACATCGTACCGACCTCCGATCAGAGTAGACAGCCGGTAGTACGCATCAGCGAACGTGCCGGAAGCGAACTCACCAAGCGCTGACGCCCAGGCATTGTGAGGCCGAGCGATCAGGAATGGCAGTGCGTTCGGCAGGTACTCTCTAGCCTCCCCGAGCATCTCCGGCAGGTCGTCGATCACTGCGATCACCCTGTCAGGGTTGACGATGTGAGCGAGCTTCTGATACTTGTGATCGTCGAACAGGAGATGGCTGAAGCCGATACCGTGGCGCTTGAGCCAGAACTGTGTATCTGGGTCGACGCTGTCGAGGCGTGACCACGGCCGGGTCGTCGTGATCCAGATCTCTACCGGCTGAGTGTTCAGCCAGTTCATGAAGTCGAGCGCCTTGGGCATGACCGGGGCCGTGCGCTTATATCCGCCCTGTCGGTATGCCAGCTTGGCTTCCCGATACATGGCCTGAGACATTCCGAGGAAGTACTCGTAGTCGCCCAGCCCATCCCAGGGTTGCGTCGGTACCGGGAGGTCGTGGTAGTCACAGGCGAACTCGGCGAGCCGCAAGTGGTACTCAGCAAGCGTGCCGTCGATATCTACTGCGACAATCGGCAACACTGCTGCCCCGCAATCAGTACATTTCATTTGATGACTTCCTTTGTGATGAATTCCTTGTCAGCCACAAAGACGATCTCTTTCGTCATTGGGATCCAGTCGGGTGTAGCTTCTCTGATGTGGCAACCGACGCCTCGAGTTCTCGAGACGACTCTCCCTCGGACGAGTCTTTCTCCGTCGTTACTGACAACCGTAATGCGTGTCCCTGGCTCGTGGCAACTAGGGAGCGGCATTTCTGATTGCTTCGATTGCTTGGTAGTACGACTCATCGACCAATACTCCCTTCTCCCACCTGCCGTACCTCCCGCTGAGGATCACGTTCGGAATGAATGCATCCGTGCGGAGAGGCTTCTTGACCACTGTGACGTTCGGATCCTCGGTGAGGAAGGCATCCGTTGCGAAGTCATGTGGATATTCGATGGACTGACTGGACCACAGATTGCTCATGCGGTACCACGGCTCTTCCGGGTCGCCGTTGTAGACGATGGTCATCGGCGGTGCCGTGCTGTGCCCGTTGAGGATGGCAACCCTTTCGACTTCGTAGGTGGCGTCGGGCATGAGCGCCGGGAGCGGTGCCGTGTTGAAGGTCAACGTGCGCTCGCCGAGCTCTAGCACTTGCTCCAGCGTGACTTCGATCCTCGAGATCTTGTCGTAGAACTTACTGAACAAGAACTGGTAGATGCCAATCAGCGGCCAGGCCTCTACCTCTTCCTTGAACTTGGACCAACTGGTCTGCATGTTCTCCGGCAGCTTGCCGTAGATCTTGGCCTCGTACCCGGCCTCTGTGCCGATGCGCCGGTAGCGCACCGTCTCCGGCCGCAGCCCGTCGTAACGCACGCCGACGTCACTGTGGAGGTACTGCGCACCGCTGATGAAGCTTGGCGTGCCGGGTCCGTACAGGCGGAAGTTGACGCCGTGCTGGTCGCAGGCATGGGCGATCATCATTGCGGCTGGCCCGCACCCGATGATGCTGACTTCGATGTCACTCATGTCCGATCAATGTTCCTCTCAGTTCGTCAAGGACCACGGGGCTGACCCGCACCTTGTCTTCTTCCAACTCTAGAATCCCCAGGTCCCACATCTGGCTCATCATCAGACCGGCTGAATCGTCTGACACGTTCATCATCGAGGCGAACGCCTGCTTGTTGAACCGTGGCGTGGTAATCAGGAACCTCTTGAGCCTGGGCTCGGTGGCGAGGTAGTGATTGATCTTGTCGAGGTTCTGCGCTGCCCGCTCCCGGTCGATGAGCTTCTGCTTGCTGACGATCTCGTATCCGAACTTGCGGTGAGAGTACAGGTCCTTGAGGAACTGCACCGCTGCCGTGACGTGGTGCGGGTACACCAGCAGGCGCACGCCGTCGTCAGTGCTGAACGTCCTCGCCGCGAACGCTGCCGCAATACGGGCGATCTTGCCACGCACGTTGGCCCCGACCACCAGCGGCGGATCCTCGATGAAGATGTTGCCCAGGATCGTTGCGTTGTCACGAATGAGCTTGTCCGCACCTGGCATCCACACGATGTCGCCAACGCTACGGGTCCATGCCCAGCGCAGAAGATCTCGATACGCCTCCTCTTTCAGGAAACGCTTCTTGGCTGGCTCCCGCTGCTTGTTGATGTCGCGATTGTCCACGTCACTACTGAAGACGCCCATCGCCATGTCGAACCGTGCGATGTCCTCCTTGTTGCCGATCAGCCGCTTGATAGCATCCACACCATAGGTGACGTCTTCGAATGAGTGGTTGCGTGGGTTGCCGAGCCACAGCAGCCGGGTCCGTGCCTTGGCTTGTTCGCTCTTGATCTTGGTGAGCTGCGCCGTGCCGTCCCAACGCATATCGCTCATGGATGAGATCTGGTCCAGGCTGAGTCCGCTCACTTCGTCCAGGACGACGATGCGCCTGTCGTTGATGGGGATGCTGCCCCACTTGACCACCCACCGCCCATCCGGCGTGCGATCCAGACCACCGACCACACCGGCGAATGTGGCGGCTTCACAGTTGGTGAGCTCGCCCATGCCGTACAGTTTCAACATGGCACGGCTCACCGCTGACTTGCCCGTGCGGGTGTCGCCAATGGCGATGGCATCCAGCCAGCCCTTCTCAGACTTCTCGCCCTCCAAGCAGATCTCGAGCACTGAGTGGAACACGAGGTCAGCGAAGATGTGGAAGTCTTCACGGCCGAAGATGAACGTGTAGTTGCTGGCGAGGTCGTGGGCAATCTTGCTCGCCATGCCCAAGGGGTCGTCGGTCTGCACCTTGGACTCCAGGTAGCCGCGCATCTCATCGGACAGAACGAACGAGTCCAGGCCGGTGTCGCTTCTCACGATCTCCCATGCCTGGAACTCGTTCGCCTGTGTCCTGGGGTGCGGACGAATTGTGCCGGTGAGGATCACCGATTGGTTGCTGAGGATATCATAGCTCGGTGCTGTGCTGATGATCTTTCGGTGAGTGAAGTCCTGCTCGCCGTCGGTCTGCTCGTCGAGGCTGGGGCGAACGTACAGCTCCTCCACGTTGCGGTAGCTCTGGATCTCTTCCCTTGGCTCCGGGCACTTGACGAACACTCCGCTGGCCCTCCGCAGTGCGGGGCGCAGGCGATCTTCCGGAACGTTCATCAGCGCCAGGATCTCCGGTGCATGCGGAGGGATTGTGTAGGTGTGCACCTTGCCGCCCGTCGGCATGAGGACACATTTCTTGCACTTGTCTGCCGTGATGTCGATGGAGGAGCATTGATAAGAGATTGATTCCGGGACGAGGTAGGAAGGCTGAGTCTTGCCAACGATCGTCACCGGCAGACGCAGCTTGCGCTCGCTCATGGTCGCGTCGAACGATTCCATGACGTTGATGCTGACAGTTTCAGGCTCCTGCTCGTCGACCGGAGCCTCTTCCTCTTCTTCCTGCTCGTCAGCCACGGCTGAGCGCACCAGGCCAAGGAAGTCAGCCCGGGTGTACCCACTCATGAAGTAGTCAGTGAGATCCTTGCCGTGCTTGGCATCCCACTCGAAGGGCAACTCGATGATTGTGATCTTACGAGCGTAGCGCTGGAGTGCTGCTTGGATCCGCACGTTGGCAGCGTCACCCTTGGTATCGCGATCGTTACACAGGTACACGTTCTTGCCGACGAACATGTGGCTCCAGCTAGCGTCCCACACGTCAGCAGCACCCGTACGAGTGATGCACGGCAACCCGTTCTGAATCGTGATGAGTGCGTCCAGCTCACCTTCGCAGATGATGAGCGACGGGTAGTCCAGTTGATCCAGCGGCCACAGGCGGGGCGTACCCATGCCCTCCACGGACCAGATCTTGCGCCTGCCGTCCGTGGGGTCGAGCTGATATCGGCGAATGTTGGCGAGCTCTCCGTGTCCATCTCGAATCGGGATGGTGTATGCGTTCTTGTCCCGGTCCCAGCCGATCTCGTAGTTTTCGATGGTTGCTACGTTGAGGCCACGACGTCGCATGAGCTCGTCCAGCCGCTGCGCATTGGACATCAGCGCCGACTGCCAGCCGCCCACCTTGGCCTCGGTGATCTCTTCGCGAGGCTTGCGACCCATCTTGAAACTTGACGCCCGGGGCATGTGCCACTTCGGTTTGTCCTTGATGAGCTGTGTGACCGATGTCTTGTGTCCGCACCCCAGGCAGTTGAAGAACCCATCATCAACATTGAACCCGGCGCTTCGAGTTTCGTCTCCGTGGTAGGGGCAATGCATCTGCCACCACCCACCGCTGTTGGGAGCTTCTCCGTCCAGCAGGGGACGAAGAATCTCGATTTGCTTTCTCGTAACTGTCAATTCCCCGCACCCCGCAGGTAGAGCTACGTCGCTTGTGACCTCTTGTCTTCGTAGAAGCTGCGACGTGCTTTCGAATATGCACTGTTGTAGCGACGAGGCTCTACCTCTGCCGCATGACCGATCCATCGCTGGAACAACGTGTTCAAGATCTCGTTGTCCTTGAAGACCCACCAGCAGACACCGTCGTCCCAGTCTCGAGAATGCTCTTGGAGACCGTGGTAGTAGAAATAGGCTACGAGGCCCATGTCATTCGTACGATAGGTGTCTTGCTCGTTCATTTGTTGTCCTTATGGTCGGCTGCCTGGAGAGCTTCCTACCACTATGCCGCAGCAGGAGCTCCCCAGGCAACCATCCCGTCACTCAGCGAACGGGTCGGCGTCGACGGCCCGCAGGCGGGCGATCAGCGCACTCTTCGTTCCCTTGGGGGAGATACCCCGGTTCTCGGCCTCCTCCTTGAGCTCGTCGAGCTCCATGGAATCGTAGTCGGGGAGGCGAGCCTTGCCCTTCTTGGCGGCAGGCGCAGGCTTGGACGAGGTCTTCTTGGCAGCAGGAGCGGCCTTGGAAGCAGCCTTCTTGGCGGGACGCTTGGGGGCAGGCTCTTCGTCCTCTTCCTCTTCGTCCTCTTCTTCTTCTTCCTCTTCCTCTTCCTCCTCTTCCTCCTCTTCCTCCTCCTCTTCCTCTTCCTCTTCCTCTTCCTCTTCCTCTTCCTCTTCCTCTTCCTCCTCTTCGAAGTCCTCTTCCTCGTCGAAGTCCTCGTCCTCGTCGTCATCGTCCGTGACCATGAACACCGACGCCAGCTTGGGACGGTACTCGCCCTCGTAGACGTCGTGCTTCACACGGCCCATGACTTCCTTGTTGAGGAAGGTGTCGCTGTCGACGACGCCCTTGCTCTTCTTCTCGGTGTCGATGCCGACGGCCTGGAGGTACTGGTCCAGCTTCCAGGCGGACGCCTCGCTGATGACCACACGATCCCAGAAGCCGTAGCCCTTGCCCTGCCCGTCCTGCGTCACCCGCAGCACGAACGTGATCATGGGCTCGCCACCCCGGCTCTCACCAGAGGTGACCTCGGTGATCTTCAGCCGGTAGACACCGGGCTTGGGCGGCTCGACCTGAGCCTTGGACCGATCGACCTTGGTCGTATCGTACTTGATCTTGAATCCCATGGCGGGCTATTCTCCTTTTGTTGCTTTGCTTGGATCCAGCTTTGCTTCGATAGCGGAGACCACCTTGGGGATAGTCGGGTTCGGCATCCTGCCGATGGCTCCGTATCGATCTTTGCCGTACCACCCGTCACGGCGACGAGTTGACAGTACGGGGTACTCCTGGTCGGGGTTCTTCTTGGAACCCACGGATTCGAGATGCGCCACGACGGCGACGTAGCCGCAGATCTTCTGCGACATGCCCCGCCCCTGGATGGCGGGCATCATCTTCGTGACCACGCTGCCGTCAGGCTGCTCGATCTCCAGCATGGCGGCGTGCGCCGTCCACACTTGATTGATCGGCAGTGAGCGAATGTCACGGAGGAACTTGCCGAGTCGGTTCATGTTCTGACCGTACTCACCCTTGTCGGGGAGGTACACCTTGCGGTGGGGCTTCTGAGCGACGAGATCTTCCATGATCATGTCAAGGCCCTTCTCCTGGAAGAGCGTGATGCTGTCCAGCACCAGCCACTCGAAGTCCTTGTGGCCCCCGGCCTTGAGGTACTCGTAGGCCTCGGTGGCGTCGTTCCAGTCGTCGAGGGTCCACTTCTTGGCGGTGGACTTCGCAGCGATTGCGGACTCCAGCCCGCCGTCACCATCGAGGATCAGTGCGTTGGGTGCACTCGCAGCGAACGGAGTCTTGCCGACCCCAGGCTCGCCGTACACGATCATTCGGACGAACACGTCCTGGTCTCGTGAGAGAGGCTTGATCTGCGGTGGCAGGCTGCTCGCTTGCCCCGCTGGCCTCTTCCTAGTTGTTGCCATGATGATTGTCTCCCGGTCGGGTTGGGTTGGTAACAGTAGCAGTCATTACCGGCTCCCGCCAAGGTCCAGTGACCATACGTGATCTCGATACGGCTCCCACTTGTGGGTCGTGTACTTGCGGAGCTCACGCCAGTCGTTGCCGGTTTCGTGGAGCTCGCAGAGGTCGCGCCACTCACACCACGAACAGTCCTTGGAAGGAGCCTTGTAGTGAGGCATCTTGCCCCGCCGGACAAGGTTCATCTCTCGCACCTGCTGAACGATGCGCTCGAAAGTCATCTGCCGCTCGAAGTCTCCTCGATACACCATCTCACGATGGAACAGCGGCGGAGGCTGCTGCTTGCTGACCTGCCCGCACTTCTCCGGGTCGATGCCGACCGTGGCGCAGTACGTTTCCAGCGCTTCCTTGGTGAGCTTGGCGGTTGGCTTGCCGCTCACCGCAGACACGCCCTTGGCGGCGAGAGCCTGGACGAGATCCTCCTTGGTCGGTTTGTTGAGCGCCTGGCCCTGGTCGTTGACCGGCCGGTCCTCTGGCATGCCCTTGCGGAGATAGTTGTACAGCATGAAGCTGAACTCCGGCATCTTGCCCCTGGGGAAGATCTCATTCCTCAGGAGCCACTCCGGGATGAGAGTCCAGTACGTGGAGGCCTGCTCGTCGATGAACAGGTGCGACGTGCTGATGGTGGCTGCCGTCTTGTGTTCCAGCAAGCCCACCTGCCGAGTGCTCATGCGCATCACCAATGAATCGGTCGTGCCGACGTAGGTGCACAAGTACTCGCCCGTGTCTGGATCGTCAAGGTCTAGCTGGAACGGCATCTCTGGGTAGAGCACGAGAATGTCTTCGTCCTCGTCTTTCCACTTGTCGATGTAGCCCTCCAGCATGGCGACACCAAGCTCAAGCGTGTTGACCCAGCGCTCGTCGTCCACATGAATGTTGAAGTCCTTGGCTCGACGATCCATTTCGTTGTAGATCCGGTGGAACGTCTGCGACGGGTGAGGTCCTCGGCGACGCTCCTTGCGAGTTTCAGGAACGTAGTACTCGGCCAGCGCACGATGAATCATGTCGCCGAAGATCAGCGGGTGACTGAACGCCTCGTTGGGCTTGCGCTGCTCCTTGTAGGACCACCACCACGACTGACGGCACTTCGTGAACTGTGTGCGCTCGCTCGTGCGTACGAATACCGGCGTGCTAGTCGTCATCTTGAACCTCTTCTTCGCAGTAGAACCCCGGACCCCTGGTCTTGCCGAACTTGTTGTTCCAGTATCCGCATGCCGTGTTCGCAGTGAAGTCATCGTTGAACCTGGCGATCTCTTCGTCGTGCCCGCCCAGGTCTCGGCAGAGCACGTACTCCTTCCTCACAGCGCCCAAGGGTCAAGTCCTTCCAGATCGTAGAGAGCCTTCGCCACGCATGCGTTCCGCTGCTTGTCGAGGGGCTCATTCCCCGTTACGTCAGAGAGTGCTGACACGTTGCAGTCTGCCAGACGGGGGCGCATCCTGCTGTCCCTGGCAAACAGACTGATGTAGAGCTGCCAGTACCCACCGCAGCATCCCGTACTGCTGATGACGTCGTTCCGACAATTGCTTTCCCGCCAGCCGAGGCCCTGCCGTGCGAAGCTCACTTGCGGCACCCGTGGCTGATCGCTGAAGCGTTCTGGCAGTCCCCACTGAACCCTGTAGAAGTTCATCTCCTGGCAGCGGTCAAGACCCTCCGGAGCGAATGGCAACCCATGGATCCCCGTCGGTACGCTCAACCTGACTGCCGGAGCTACTGCCTGCGCAGCCGTGCGGATGCCAAGCGTGCGGAGGACCTCTGCCGTGATCGTTCCGGACACCCGGAGATCGTTGACTGACTGCCAGTGTGCTACGGCCCTGACGGTCTGCCGTGCTTGCGCATTGCCGTCCACAGTGACCGTGTAGCCGAATGAACGTAGCTTGGCCTGCACGGTGGCCACCGTCGGCTCGCTGGGCTGTACGGGCGCTGTAGCGTCCGCATGAATTGTGGGACCGGCGATGAGCGCCAGTGCGAGTAAGAACTTCATTCGTCTTCGCCTTTCTTGCGATACATGTCCAGGAGGATGTCGTTGATCATCCGCTTGTCCTTGAGGGTGCGCTTGATCAGTTGTGTCTCGATTGTTCCTTTCGTGCGAATGGTGTACACCGTCACCTGATGGATACGACTTGCTCGGTGGGCACGGTCCTCAGCCTGGAGCCTGTCGTCCGGGTCCCACGTTTCGTCCAGGAAGATGACCGTGTTGGCCCGGTCCATGTTGATGCTGACACCGCCAGCCTTCGTGGTCATGACGACCACCTTGGCACCTTCACCAGCTTGGAACTGCGACTGGATCTCGCTGCGCTTCTGCCGGTTACTGACGGCACCCGTGATCTTCTCGGTCGGGATGCCCTTCTTGTTGAGGTAGGCGTGCACCATGTTCGCCATGCCGGAGAACTGCGTGAACACCACTGCCTGCTCGTCACCATCGGGGATGCCCAGGCCATCGAGGATTCCCATGAGGGCTTCCAGCTTGGGGCTTTCCTCCGTGGGGGTGGCCTTGTACTTGATCACCCAGTCGTCGAGCATATCGTCCCAGATGCGCTCCTTCTCTTCGAGTTCGCAGAATGCATTGGCGAACTGCTTCAGCCAACTGAACGTGGCGAGAACGTTGGTCACGTTCACGCCACCCTTGCTTGCTTCAGACTGGTCCAGGCGAACGTAGGCTTCGTTCTCCATCTGCTCGTACTGCTTGCGCTGACGCTCGGTCATTTCCACGGTCATGTCGATGTACTGCTTGGGAGGCATTTCAGTGTATACCTCCTCTTTCTTGCGCCGGAGAATGTACTGAGCGTGCGCCTTGTAGAAGCTCTGCTCCATCTTGGGGTCCAAGCCGACGAACTCAGTGCGCTCCTGACCGTTGACGTCGTAGAGGACCTTGCGCTCCAGCCACTGCTCGTTCCAGCGGTTGCGACTCTTGAACTCTTTCGGCTCCAGCCAGTGCAGGATGCCCCACAGACGCCGAGCCTTGCCGCCCGCAGGCGTGCCGGTAGTGGCGATCTTCTTCTTGACGCTGAGCTTGGCGATAGCCCGAGCCGTCTGAGTGTTGGGGTTGGCGATGCCGCTCAGGTGGGCCTCGTCCAGGACGAGCGTGTTCCACTTGGTCCTCGTGATGAACGGGAACTGACAGTCGTACCACATCTGCGTTGCGGAATCAAAGTAGCCAGTGTCATCGTTGGTCTTGCGGTACGTGAGCATAGCCGGGTTGATCACCAGCCAGAACGGGAGCTCGGTCTCGAGGGCGAACTCAACTTCCTCTAGGAGCTGCTCCCGCTGTTTACGACCCTCCGGTGCTACGAAGATAGCGTGGTCCTGGAATCGGCTGAGCTCGTACAGCCACACGCTCTCGATGCTGATCTTGGGGCAGACGATCAAGTTGGGACCGGCGTCCATGCCGGACTCGAAGATGCCGCCGATCACCTCCCAGGTCTTGCCGAGGCCCTGGTCGTCAGCCACCAGCGGGTTCGGACTGTGGGCGATGTACTTGATCCCGCTCTTCTGGTACGGGCGCAGCAACTTCCACATCTCGGGTAGGTGCTGCTGAACTCGGGGCAGGTCGTCATCGTCGACGGTGGATGCGCTCGCCAGCTCACGCAGCTTGCGAGCTTCAGTCTCCCGGTCGATGCCCCACTGCATGATCTCGTCACTGAACGTGATGTGATCGCCGAACTCCGACCTCAACCGCTTGCAGTTCGTCATGTCCAGGTAGATCTTGAATCCGGGTCCGCCGTATGCTTCCTTGACGAAAGTCGCACCCGGCATGCGGGCAACGGCGTCCAGCATCGAAGGGCGCACGTCAGGAGCCAGCTTGACAAGCATGGACTCACGGCCGAACTTCTCTACGAACAGCTTCATGGGATCTGGCTCATCGTGATCGCATCCAGCAGGAGATCCTCATCGGCGTAGGCAGGCCCGGTGAACCAGACGTCCGTCTGCACGGTGCCATCAACAGTGTCGAACATGGTGCCGTCCATCCTCACATCTCCGAAGGCGCTGTAGTACGCACCATGGGTCAGGTAGACGAATCCTCCTCCAACATTGATAGCCATGAGTCCCTGAGGGAGCTTGACTCGATCTCGCTTTCCGTACATTCCTCTTCCTCTTTCTTTCCGATCAGGAGGTCTCTCAGATCGAACAGGTCGATCTCGATGGCGGTCTTGACGCCCCGGTATCCACTGTTGACACGGTAGTTGGCGACGAGGTGTTCGTGCCCGTTGTCCACAAACCACTGCCGACACTCTTCGTACTTGGCGATCTTGAAGTCTTCGATCGCCTGGCGAGCTTGCTGTTCTTGAATCGCCTTGAGTCGCCGGTCGTTCTCACGCTTCTCGTCCTCGGCACGCTTGCGATGCCGCCCGCAGCAGAACAGCTCTGCGACGATCTCTTCGTGCTTGACGGGCCGACCGCAGTAGATGTAGTCATTCACTGCTTGGAACCAGCAGCGTCCGCGAGGATCGTGCATGGTGCAATCTCGCCCCTCCCAGGTGCCGGTCCCGTGCCAGTTCCCTCGATTGGACGAGCCTTCCTGAAACTTCCACACGATGTCTGCGCCACACTTGCGGCACACGTCCTTCGTGTTGTCGGGCATCACGCCCTCGTTGATTCTCACTGAGAACACCGGAACCTCTTTCTGCACAAGCGGAGAGAGCCCCCGGGATTACCGAGGGCGCTCTCCAGGTTGGATTGTCTGAACGAAGGGCGGTTCAGGCAACCCGCTTCTTGCTGATCATGGTGACGGCGGCGAGCTTGATGGTGCGGCTGGCACCGGACTCGGCGTCGACGATGATGGCCTTGCCCGCAGCCACCTTCTTGACCGACTTGATCTTGATGGGCGTCTCGGCACCATCGATGTTCACCTTGACGGCGTAGCCCTCCAGGCGCTCCTTGACCTCTTCCGGGGTCATGCCGTCGAACAGGTCGACGGTCTTGGGAGCCGCCTTCTTGGCCGGGGCCGACTTCTTGGCCGGAGCCTTCTTGGAACGAGGGGCGGGATCGCCCTCGCCGGGGTGACGCCCACCCTTGCCGATGCGGTTGCCACGGGTGGACTGGCCGGTGGCCTCCTCGAACATGTTGCGGCAGGCGTTCTCGTTGATGCCGGTGCGGATGCTGATGTCGCCCCAACTGAGGCCATCGGCACGGAGTCGGGCGACGTCCTGACCGGTGGCGTTCTTGACCTGCTCCTTCTTGGGGAGCTTCGCCCACGAGTAGTGGAGCATGAGCTTCCCGGTGGCGATCCCGATCGCCTCGTGGATCTCGTTCCACTTGAGGCCCTCGTCGTCTCGGAGCTTGACCACCTGCTCGGCGAGCTCGGGGTCCAGGGTGAGAGTGTGATCTCGTGACATGGTTGTATCTTCCTTTGGTGATGCAGGACTGGTCGTCCCTGAGGTTGACATGGTATCTCGGATTGGTGGTTCTGAGCAAGTGCGGATACCACATTTTTCGCACGTGACCTCAGACTCCCAGACGGTCGACTCGGCCTTCTTGACCGTGAGACCGCAGGAAGTTGTGACGATTCCTTTGGTGACTTCCTTCAGTCGGTGGACGGCTCCTCCTCCCCGAGAGCTCCCGCTGGCGTGTACACGGGATGCTTCAGCAGCTCCATGCCCGCCGTCAGGAGGCCCATCGTCAGGAAGGGCGATTGCCCATCGTGGCTGATGGTGACCGAGACCTCACGGTCGAAGGTGCCGTCGGTGTTGGGCTGAGCCGCCCGCACCACCATCACGTAGCCTAGCGGGAACAGCTCCACGCCTGCCTTGGCAAACTCCTCGACCACGGCCTTGGTGATCTTGAAGTCGATGGTGTCTTCGTGGTTCTCGTCGCTCACTTGATCATCTCCCGGAGCTCGGCCTTGATGCGCTTGGCGGCGTCGCCTCTCCAGGAACTTGCGTTGCTGAGGAAGTACGCCACGATGCTCTTGGCGCTGTCGTACCCGTAGGAGTCGCTGATCTTGTCGAGATCGTGCATGGCTGCGAGGTACGGCTTGGCAGCGTAGTTGACGTTCTGCCAGTTGGCTTGGATGTCCTGTGCGATCTTCCACAGAGGACGGTGTTCTGTCTTCGTGCTCATTGGTTCCTTTCCTGGTGACCTTGCGACACCAGTGTTGTTGGTATTCTCGGTTCTTACAACATCAGCGGCCACGGCGAGCACGCTGCCTAGCGATGAGCCTGCGGATCTCTCGAGCTCGGGCTTGTTCGATGGCGGTGATCTCTCGGCACAGCTCGTAGAAGACTCGAGCCGCCTCAACCGAGACTGCTCCGAGGGAGCGGAACGCTTCTCCAACCGACTTGATTTCATTCATCTTGGCACTCCAATTCGAGATAACAGTCGTGAAGATTCGGACCGGACTGAGTTTCGGCGTGACGGAGCTCCTGACCGCATCCTGCGCAGACGTGCCGATTGTAGTTGCATGCCTCGCAAACTTCCCACGTCCACGGACCCAGCGCCCGCTCTGACAGATCGCTCATAGATCCTCCGGGTCGGCTTCAGGAGCTCCACACCAGTCGCACTCGTCACCATCGCTCCAGTGATTGCAGTGATGCCCGCACGGTCGATGCGACTCGGGGCACAGATCTTGAAGTTCGTCGTCGCCGCCGCAGGCGAGGCACTCGTTCATCGTCGTCAAACTCATAGCTGCTCCTCTCTCAGAATCGCCTTCACTTGGCGCATGGCGTCGCGCCATCCGAACCAGTAAGAGTTCGAAACTTCAGAATGGTCGAGTTCGTCTGGCAGAGCGTCGACGGAGTTGATCAGATTAGCTAGCTTTCTGAGATCATGCTCGTAGTTGCGTACCCAGATCAGCACATGGCGATCGTGACGAACTTCTCCAGTCTCTGGGTCATGCGACGAAGGATACCAGCCGTCATTCAGGCGTTTGCTAATGGCGCCGTTCAGGGATTGCAAAACTAGGTCTGCCGCTGGAACGGTCATAGCTGCTCCTCGATGATGTCTGCGAGCTTGCTGAAGCTGTAGCCCATCTCACTGAGGGACTTCAGGTCGTAGCCGTGGACGAGTCTCTTGGAATCGATCGCGAGCTTGGCGATCGAAGGTCCTCGCTGCGGGCCGATGCCAGCCAGGGCGAGCACCCGTGGTGCCAGGTAGCACGTCTCTCCTTCGACCATCCAGATGCTGGACCGGCCGAGCTTGATGATTTCTGGCTTGATGTTCATGGTCAGCGTGAGCAGCCCGAGTGCGCTGTACTTCCACACGCCGTTGCGGCGCATCGCGAGGAAGGGCGCTCCGACGAGCTGGTCGTCGACTGAATCGTCCAGGGTCTGGATCCATCGTCGCTTGATTCCCAGGCGCATGCGCAGGGGATCTCTGTTGTCAGAGGCGGACATGTCGGTAACTCTCTTTCTGTAGATCTGCGAATGAGTTGAGAATGCTGTCGTACAGGTCTCGAGTGAAATCACTCATCCCTCGTCGGACCCGAAGGCCCCATGGGTCCAGCTCACCGAAGCCGCACGCTGCCAGCACCGGGTCGAGGTCGGTCATGTCGGGCATGAGGAACGGGTGGGGAACCCTGACACCGACCGTGGCATGGCTCTGAGTGATGCTGAACGAGATGAAGTAGATCGGCTTGTAGTGGCCGATCATGGGTATGTCCCGGATGGCTTCGTGCAGGACGACTCGGCTACGGGCGCTCGTCATCGTGAGGATCCTCTCTTTCTTGTTCTTGATGCGATTCTTTGAGGTGCTGCTTCATGATCGCAACTCCGATCTCGTCTGCCGGGACAGAGAACCCGCAAGCCGTGCATTCGTACTGACCCCTCACAGATCCATCTCCGTGCGCAAGTTTGCGAGGGCGGACTCGGCAACTTCGGCCTCGTAGCGCCAGCGCTCGAGCCTTTCCGGGATACCGACGTCACGACTTTCGGCGTGGCCGACGACTGCCCTGCGAGACCCGATGAAGGTTCCGAGGGCTTTCTCGACAATGGCTTTCTCTTCCGGTGTGAGTCTCATGGTTTCTCCTTGCCTGCTGAGATGATTGCGAACAGGAGGAAGCCGAGGCTACCTCCGATGATGAGACCGGCGACGAATGTCATGCTCTCTCCTTAGGTCGTTCTGAACAGGCTGGGCAGTCTCGTCGAGTGTCTGGCTCCCCAGTGATGATGTCACGGCGACTCCCGATCCAACCCTTGCCTCCGCATGTGCGGCACGGCTCTGAGGCCTCTTCCTTCAGCCCGAGCTTGACCTTCACTTGGAGGATGGCGTCGGAGTAGCCCTCGTCATATCCCTGGATGAACGAGTCGCCCAGGAACGGCGACGGCGGGAGCTTGTCTGGGATCTGCTCGATCCCCTCGACCATTTCCACGATCTTGAGGAGATCGCTGGCCTGGCCGAGCGTCACCCTGCCGGAGAGTGCGATGGATCGCAGGACTTCTGAGGGTAGGGTCACAGCTCCCCCTTGGCTCCGCTGACCCGTCCGGCTCGGCCGGTGAGGTCTGCCTGACGTGCGGCGCTGCCACCTGCGGCTCGGGCGGCAGTGGACATCGCACGGTATCGGGTCCTGCCGTAGCGAACCGGCTTGTTATCGGAAGTGACCTTGACCGGCGGCGGAGGCGGGAACAGCTCCTCGAACATCTCGTCCACGAGGGACTTCTTGTCGTCGAGGAGTGCGGGCAGGTTCTTGTCGTTGGCGAGGAGATCCTGACGCATGTCGTACAGGCGAGCGCCGATGCCGGAGCAGTATCCGATCATGAAGTCCTGCCGCCACATCTTCGGGGAGGACACGTTGGCAGGCTCGTCGGGGTGGGCGTCGCGCCACTTCTTGTAGATCGCCGTGAAACGGACGCCGATGCTGCGCTCCCACGGACCCGTGTTCGGGTACTCCCGATGCCCGTCGCGCAGTCGGTAGTGGATCTGCTCCCACTTGTATCCGGCTTGCTTCAAAGCGATGAGGTTCATCTCCCAGCTGACTTCCGGAGTGACGGCCGGGTCAACCTTGCTGAGGAAGTGCAACTGGAGCGACTGGTGCATCATCTCCAGGAAGTCCAGGTCGGCCGGGTACCCGACGACGATGTACGTGCCGAAGCCAGCTCCCTGCTTGCGAGGTCCCACTCGACAGCCCAAGTGACGAGCCAGTGCATGGAACATGTTGAAGATCGAGTTGTAGACCTCGTATTCGCTGATGTGCGGGTAGGCCACCATGTCACGAGCTTCGGGCTTGGAACCTTTGACTTCGCCCGCCGTGTTGGCTCGGCTCGGGTCCTGGAGCTGGAACTGCTCGATGCTGTATCGCTGCATGAGCTCCTCAGCCTTGTTGAGTAGCGATTGCTTCTCTTCTTCGTAGTTGGTTGACCACGCCTTGTCCAGCAGCTTCTGAACTTTCGCGAGGATTGTTTCTTCTGTCATGATTCTCGGCCCTCCTAGACCGTGCTGACATTGTGTCAGGTTGTGTTAGTTCCCGCCAACTTGCGGGTATTCGCGATTGCGAATGTCGATAAGGTCTGCGAGCGCACCCTTCTTCGTGCGAGATTTGATGTCGAACTGCTCCTGAGCCACCTTCAGCGAGCTGACCCGTGAGCTCATCCCGGTGTTGATCTCGATCCTGAGCCTGCCGATGAGCTGGCACAGCAGCACGTACCGGCGAGCCTGGGGGTCGGTCATGTCGATGACGGTGGCGCTCATCGGTCGTCATCCTCTCGGTTGACGATGATCCAGCTTCGGCACGGCCAGTCGTTGCCGCACTCCTGGCAGGTTCCGGAGGTCTCGTCCTCCTGATGGAGGTCGTTGAGGGACTCGAGGATCTCGGCAGCCGCATTGACGTCCCTCGTTGCGACAGGCTTGTCCGTGAAGTGAGGTGCGTGATGCCGCACCCGTGCAGCGATCAGAACTTTGTTCATCGTGAGAGCCTCCGGCGGAACTTGTCGACGAGCTCGTCCCATCGATTCACGTTGAAGTTCGGGAACGTGTGGTCGAGCATCTCACCGAGGGACTCGATCACTTGATCGTCGTTCTGCTCGGCAGCCCACTCGGCCAAAACGCTGAAGTCACGCCTGTTCATCTTCGTCTTCCTCCTCGCTATCGAATTCATCCCAGTCACCGTCGATGGTGAACCGGTCCTCGTAGGCTGATTCCAGCCAGTCGTCTTCGTTCACTTGTTTCCTCCTGTGTGGATGGTCACGGCCCCGCAGCTTCCGCCCGGAGGCATGGCGATCAGGGTCCAGCCCGGCAGGTAGTCGCGGTCGGCGAGCTCTCGAGCCATGGCTTCGGCGATGTAGCGGTCGGGTGCCTCTACGTCGATTTCTTCGGTGTACCCCTCCGGGTACTTGAGCCCGAACGTGTACAGGTTCATGCGTACAGCTCCTTCTCTGACTCGTGATGGCTGGGCCACCAGTACGGTAGGTCGAATGGTTCTTGCCAGTCGAACTGGCTGTACCACTCTGGAAACTTTCGAAGCAGATTGCTGCGATGACTCGCATGGAACTCTTGGATGCCGAGCCACCACGGGAGCTCGAAAGTCGTCATCGGTGTCTCGACGAGTCGCTCGAACCAACCGAGGAGGTCGGCGTCGTCACCTTTTTTACGAACGACCTTCCACTCGTAGCACATGGCGAGTCCGTAGCAGGCGAGCGCTGATTCGTAACCGGCCCACTGCTTGACGGCAGGATGATGCTTCCAGCCGTAGGAAGGTTCCGTGAGCGAGAGATAGATCTGCTTGGCTTCGACTCGTTGCTTGTTGAGCCGCTTGTCGTCTAGGCACCACGCTGAACTACCGAAGCTCTGATAAGGGAGGAAGGTTTGCATCAAGTCTCCTCGGCCTTCTTCTGCTCGACGAAGCGCTCCTCCGCACGTTGGATGACGTGGTGCAGCGCCCGGATGCCGCTCATGATCTCCCGGTGCATGGTGATGACCGGAGGAACCGGCCCGTCATCTTTCGGCGGCGAGTTGAGCGTCTCTTGGAATGACTCTACGAGCACTTCCGGGAAGATGTCGCGGATGCCACGGTGGACCTCTACGAGGAGGAACGCCATCCTGCCGAACAGCTTCATGTCTGGTTCTTCTTCTTTGATCGAGAGGGTCATCAAGATCTCGTTGATCTCGAGGAGGCTCTTGACTGCTGGCTCTGTGATGGGATGGATGATGGTTGCGTCGATCACTTTCGCTTCTTTCTTGGGTCGAATACGGTGACGATCACGACGGCCACGAAGACCGCTGCGAGCATCAGGTTCTCTTTCACCAGACGCCGCTCGTGAGGAGACACATCGCGAAAAGGAGCAGGCATCCGGCGGTGAGGATCCCTGTCATAGCGATGTTGCGTGATGTTCGGGGCATGCAGGACCATGCCAGCGCAGCAGCGCCGAGCACGAACCCTGCCCACCAGAACTTCTCACTTGTTGTCATCGACGATCTCCCGGATCATGGCGTTGACGATGCCTTCAGCCGTTCGCCAGCGCTTGAGCAGTTCGGCGACGTAGTCGGCGACGACCGGAAGCTGCTGACTCCGAAGAAGCGCAACGATCTGGTCGCCAGCCTCTTCGATGTTGACGTCGCTCCATGAGGCGAGGACGAGCTTGCGATACTCCTCGTCGTGCTGGAGTCGGAAAGTTTCTGAATCTGGAATCATGAACCCTCCTAGGTTCTGTGTTGAAGTGGTGCCGGGAGCCTCGCTGGCACCGGCCGTGTGGTAGCGAGACTCTCGACACCACTGGTTACCCTAGCCGTGCGCTAGGGGATCATGCCAGGTCGTCGGCCTGGGGGAGCTTGCAGTTCTGGAGGAAGCTGTCGCTGGGATACGTGACGTAGCATCCTTCCTGCGGATGCCAGTAGGCCACGGAAGGTTCGTCTTCCTTGGCGAGCCGGTACTTGCCCCTCTTGAGGAAGACGTAAGCCGCCGAGTCGGACTGGTCGGAGCTGATGTATCCGTGCAGTGGGTTCACGGCCATGCGACCATCGACGAGACTCAGCACCATCGGCATCCGATTGAGCTGGAACGGGCGGATCTTCCGCTTGGGAATGTGCTTGGGGTAGTAGATGACGCCCGTGCGGCTCACCTGATACGTGCAGAGGTCGCTGACGTGTTCGATGACCCCGTGGGGCAGCGTTCGTTGCTCTTGCATTGAACCCTCCTGGGTTGTGTTGTTGTGAATCCGCATGTTAGTCAATGCGGCCGGTTCTCGCCATGTAGGCGAGACGCTCTTTGTGGAACGTGACTGAGAACAGGTTCTGTTCGTGTTCGGCGCGATGCAGCATCGCCATGTGGAACAGCGTGTGGTATTCGAGCGTGTCCTCCCACCAGTGAACGCCCGGGACGTCTTCGGCTGTGATGCCGCATGCCGCCCAGCGGTCCTTCCAGTTGGGGATGACTTCGTCGACCTTGCATTCTCCGACCGGACACACTCCGATCACGATCTTGACCGGGGCCTCTCGAACGCCGGGAACGCTGAGCATGTGGGTGTGTGGTTCATGCGCCATACATCATCTCCTGACGCTGAGTAGCGTAGCTGTCGTGGATGGCTTCAGACGCTTTCACGAACCAGTCTCGGATCTCGGTGGGTGCGGAGTCGATGTCGAACCGGCGCACCTTGCCGGAGCCGTTGCACGGGACGCATGGGCTGTCGTACCTTCCGGACATGTAGTCGTCGAAGTCGTCGGGATCCCATTCGTCCCGGTCGATGACGCCGAGGTTGCGGCTGTGCGAGCCGTCGCCGTGGCACATGTCGCAGATCTCCCAGCTGAGCCGTGGCTGATAGCCCGGGAACTCCTCGGCGAGGTCGTCCAAGAGCCGTTGGTCGGCTTTGGCGGTCTGCTCGTAGAACCAGTCGTTGATGCCGTCGTAGTCGATCTGCATTACTTCTCCCTCCGTTGGTAGGTGACCTTCCGGCCGTCCTGATAGGTGATGGTGACTTCCTTGATGCTGTCGACCGCGAACAGCGGAGTGAGCGCCCCTCGGTCGTGAACCTTGATCAAGTTGTGGACGGTCATGCGGCCGTGCTTGTCGTAGCGAGTCTCCCAGAGCTCAATCATCTTTCAACTCCTTCGTGTAGACAAGATGACCTCCTCGGTCATTCTCGAGCGTGATCTTGGGGAACCCGGCAAACACGAGTTCGTATAGCGGATGCCCCGGGAACACGTGAGAAACCATGTCCAGGGTGAGATTTCCGTCGGCGTCGTATGCCTTCGCTCGGAGTTTCATGTGCGAGTCACCTCTCGAACCTGGCCGCTGAGGATGAACTCTTTGGTTGAGATCACCCGTAGCGACATCGCGTTGCCGCTGATGTAGAGCTTGTCGACCGGCTCCTTGTTGAGGATGAGCCCCTCAGCTTGGAGGATGGGTTGCTCGCTCAGGCGGGTGGCGAGGTAGGTGTCGCCTTCGACTGGGTCGAACGTCCACACGCTGCTTTCGGTCTTGACGGTGATCACTTCTTCCTCCCTTTCATGTAGGTGTCGGGCATGGGACGGAGATCCCACGCTGCGGCTTGAGCCTTCAGGCGCATGACACGCCTGCGGATCTTGGCGGTGAGGGTGACGCTGATGGCGTGAGCTTCGTCGATTGGGGCGTTCATCGGACCTCCTCGATGCCAAGAACTTGGACGTCGTGCTCGTCGTTGCAGTCGATGAGCTCGGGCCAATCCCACATGTCGGGTGTGGAATGCTGACCGAGGTCGACGGCGATCTCGAGGGTGATTCGGTACTTGTTCTTCTTCATTCTTCCTCCTGTTGGAACTCGTATGCCTTGATGCAGCCGGCGATCAACGCCAGCATCGGGTCGGGGTAAGGGTCGCCGCTTTCGTATTCGCGGTCGATGCCTCCGGCCGGTCCTCCTGCCTGGATCAGGAAGTAGTAGTTCGAGAGCTCCATGTCGCTTTCGACGCTGACGACCATGGTTCCCACTTGGACGTTGGGCAGGTAGCTCGGGTGTGTGTTCGCCGTGGTGTAGCGCAGGATCACTCGGGGACCTCCTTGATCATCGTCGGGTGGTAGTGGTGAACCGTGTGGAGGTGGTTCTTGGCGGCGATCGGTCCGTCACGAGTGGACGACTTGTCGACCCAGCCGCAGGTGCACACGAGCCTGACGCCGATCAGCCGTTCGAACATGTACTCGGGCATCACGTCGACGGTGTGGACTCCGACGTACTTCATGCCGGAACCGCCTCGGGGTCGAGCTCGGCAATGCGGTCGAGCAGGGACTGGATCTCGTCGGCGTGGGCGAGGACGTGCCGGGTCATCCAGTCGGCGATGTGGATGTTGAAGTGGCCGACGAACTCGCGGAGCTTGTCGGGGTCGCGGAAGAAGTTGGGCAGGATCTGCTCCAGCCGGGAGTTCAGGTTGTAGAGCGCCTGACTGCGCATGGCCTGGGCGTACTCCTCGTCGGTCACGCCGAGTTCGCACCAGTGGCACATGTAGTCCGGACCCCACCAACTGCCGATGAAGGTTCCGTGCTTGCAGCGTTGTGCCGGATCGCTGTAGTCCTCGTCGTAGTTACCCATGGTTCGTGACCTCTTTCGTTGTGTTGGTGATCAGGGTTGGTGGGCCGAAGTCGCAGGCTGCGCTTCCGGCGATGTGGGCGTTGGGGTAGTTCGTGCAGGCCTCGTCGTAGCAAGGCCAGAAGTCGAACGTGCCGGTCTGGGGATCGGTGAAGACGTCGACCAGGATCGCTTCGATGTCTTCGGGGCTGAGGTGTTGCCGAGCCTGGGTGCAGGCGTTGCGGAACTGTGTTGCATCCATTCACCCTCCTAGGTGTTGTTGGAATTGTAGCCGGTGGGTCCGGCTCTTGGTAGTTACAGGTAGGTCTCGGCGCTCAGAGCCGGATCCATGTAGACGGGGAGGCCGTCAGGCTGAACCGTCATCCACATGCAGTCGAAGTCGGCCGTGGGGTCGAAGATTGCCCACCACACTTCCCAGACGTGCGGCAGTTCGAGGCCGTCGTCGTCGGTTGCCGGTAGCAGGATCGGTCGCAGGCTGAAGGTGGCGTCCGGGAACGCTTCGGTCAGGATGCGACGATGGGCTGCGATGTCCTCCACGATGTTGGGTAGGGCTACGTTCACTTCTTCTCCTTGGGCTTGCGGCTTCCGTGCTTGGGCCAGTGTCGTCCGGAACCCTTGAACCGGCTGGGCTGGCGCTTGTTGGGATCGTGTGCTTTCATGGGGTCCTTTCAGGAGTGGTTCTCGAAAATATTAGGGGGAGGTGGGGCCGCCTCGTCAGCTCAGTTTCGTCGGGTATCCCCCTCGCTTGGCTCGTTCGTTGGCTTCGTGCTGTGCGATCGCTGTCTCTGCGTTCGTCAGTTCGTCAGCGACAGGCCACCACTGCGGATCACGAAGCAGGCGATAGTGGTTTCGTTGGTTCGTCACTTCGTCACTTCGTCATCCGGCCACACGAGCTCGTCGGCGAGCACTTCGCTGCTGACGTACCCAGCGTAAGCTTCTTCACTCCACCACTCGGCAGCTTCGCCATGCGTGGGCCAGTACCACTCGGTGAACATGCTGAAGCCTTCGTCACTGGTGAGCCGCCAGGTAGGTAGTGCACCCTTCCATGTGGGCTGGGCCTTGGCTTCTTCACTTCCGACGGCGAAGGTGCGAACACCGTAGTCAGTGGATTCCACCTCAGGGAAGTCGTGGAAGTACCCTGCCAACCAGCGAAGCGCACTGGCAAGATCCTCGGGTGTTCCCTCGTGGACGATGTGAATGTTGATCTCCATGGTTCCTCAGTTCCTTTGTTCGTGTATCCGTGTGAGACGAGGCATCACCATCTCGTCCTTCCAGCGGGGATCGCTCCGACTTGCGCCTTCAACACGAACCCTCACCACGGGAGCACCTAGCAGGCGCTCAGTGGAGCCGGGAGGTTTGACCCTCCCGACCCCGAACTCACTTGCGAGCTCAGCTCGCCTTGGCCTTGGCGGCTCGGGGCTTGCGCACCGGCTTGGGCTTGGCCTCCTCCTTGACGTAGTTGAGGAGCTGCTCGGGCTTCGGCCGCCCACTGAGGTCGCCGGGGATCTTGGCTCCCTCGACCCGACGGTGCTCCAGGTAGAGCGTGGGGTCGTCGTAGGCCCAGCGGCCTCCCTTGCCGATGCGCAGGCCCTTGTCCTTGGGCTCGGCGTGGGTGCCACCCTTGAAGGCCGTGCGCACCTTGCTCTCGGGGATGCCGAGCCGGACGCTGATCTCGCCCCAACTGCACAGCGCCGTGCGGAGCTCGGTCACGATGGGCTGGAGCACCCGGCGCTCGCCGTTGGGCATGCCCTTGCCGGTGCGCCACTCGGTTTCCCGGTGCTCGGCGATCGCCAGTGCGAGGCTCTCGTGCACGAGCTGGTCGGCGTTGACCAGCAGGCCCGGCTCGTTGCGCTCCAGGTAGTCGCGCCGCAGGATCAGCCAGACCCGGCTGTAGTGATTGGCCTCGCCCCGTGCCCGACGCTCGGGATCGTTGCTGACCAGCAGGCCCGTCAGCTCGCCGACGGTGTCCATGGGGATGACGCCTCCTTTGGCGTCGACTGCCGCCCGGACCGGCTCGCTCAAGAGCGAATCGATGTAGTCGGCGGCATCCTTGGTGATGAACGGATTGGACATGACAGTACCCTCCTAGGTACGAACCCGGCCGGATTGCCGGGAGTAGGTGCCCGAGACTTGAACTCGGTCCGCCCGTGGGCGGAGCTACCTGCGCACCTGAATGTTACCGCGAGTCAGACCTTCATGCAAGCCAGTGTCAGCCCCGTATTCGGGTTTACCTGACAACCAAGGCGAGCCAGGGTACACCTGACAACCTACGATTTGGATTGTTGGGGCATGGGGCCGGAGGCCAAGGCGCAGAATGCGCCCAGCCTGCTCGCGCCCGCGAACTGCCTTACATGTATAACTATACCCGAGGTGCTCGGTGGGCTGGAATGGCCGCCTTTCCGCTTGGCCGATTGTTCTTGTGTGTTTCACCAGACACCCAGATCCTCCTAGGATCCCCGGGAATCTCACAACCGATCGTCCTTGCCACCGCATGCATGTGCAGCAACGCATCCATGGCGTGTGGGCACGTCGCACGCCACTGTCCACGCTGTTTCAACCACTCCTTGTGCACCGCAGCATTCCCATTACGATTGACCCCTGACCCATCCCAACCCGCTGTCCCACGCCCACCACGCTCACGCCCGGCAACATTCCCACCAGGCAACCAGTACCGCTGCGACGGCAACTTCTGCACCCAACGCACACCACCACCAGCCCACAGCCCACGCTCTTCTTCACTCCAGTCCTGCGTCAACTCGCCGAGCCTCCAGCGCTCCACATCCGACAACCTCTGCTGGAAGTCCATGGGCTTGCCAAGTGACGACCTCACCACCTTGATGCCACGCCCGTCTTCACCTTTGATGCCGAACCCATCCCAGTCACGCCATGCATCACCATTCAGCACACCGGCATCCTCACACTTCTGCCGAAAGCGTGTCAACAACCTGACTGGAGAGAGTGCATCACGCCCACTGGATTTCACGTTCTCAGGGTTCCCATGCCCCACGATGAAGTCCTCAATCACTACAATCGTTCGTGGTCCAGCGGCCATGACGATGTCCAACATCACCTGTGCAACACCAGCTTCAATCCTGTGGTTGAGCTCGCTAATGGACTCTGCACCACCACCCACAACCTCACGACCCTCCTTCACAAGTTCACGCTTGACACGGTTTTTGGTTTTTGACTCAATCTTGTTGGGCCACACGTTGAGTCTCACCTTGCGACCACGACCTGCGTCAATTTGGTCTACGTACAGCTCCCCGGTGTAGGCGTCGTACACGGCAACACCCGTTGTACCACCTGGGTCGAACGCTACGAATGACACTCCTGGAGAATCTAGAAAGGGCATAACACCAGCGTACCACCCATTTGCACCCTAAAGCTATTCAAACTAGAGGTTACTTTTATATAGACATATGTGCGCACGAGAGAGAGTATACCCCCTCGACTTTTTGTGTTTGAGTTGAGTTTCGTTTCATAGCTATTAGTTTAGTTCAATACAACCCAGCCACACACAACACCACCATAGGGGTACCTTCTGACGTGCGCGCATGTGACGGTTACTGTGTTATAATGGTTTGTATGCGACAGCTCAACTGCACCATCTGTAACACCACATTCCCCATGCAGCCACGCCCAGGCCGCCCACCGAGCTTCTGCAGCGCCAAGTGCAAAGCACGCTCCATGACCACAAAGATTCGCTATTGCCGCCACTGCCAAACGGAGTTCGATATGTCCACGTCCGACCACATGTTCTATTGCAGCGAACCGTGCAAGCAGGACGCCATCACCGCCTATATCGAAAGCCGCCCCACACCCGCCTTGATGACTGCCGCCACCATCACGGCCAACCGCCCACTCCGCCCGGATAGCAACGCCGTGGTCACGTGGCGTCAGCTTCATCGTCCGGACGCCGCCAAGCAGGGAATCCCCGACCTGCGCCCAGGAGGCCGCACCTGGACGAACATTCCATTGGACGTGCTCGAGACTTTCACGCTGAACCCATACATGCAACACGGTCTGGATCTGTTGACGTACATCGCCGAGTACATGCCCTCGCCCCACAACGAAGAAGCCTTCCTCACGTACATCGCCCTGTGCCAACCAATCCGCCCGATGGTCGTCCCCGGTATCCACGTTCCGCACTACCACCGCCTGTGGCCGTGGATTACCGCCCGCCTTGCTGACCTGTACGACGTGCAGACTCTCAATCGTCAGGCAGCCGCAGTGCAAGCGGCCACGACCACCTGGCGGCAGAGCACCGTCAAGATGTTCCGAGGTCAGCAAATCCGCCTGTACCAGAGCGCCGTTGCCACCCGGAAGTCCTGGCTCAAGGGAGAACTCGACGGCCTCACGACCAAGCCCACCGGGGGCGAGCGCTTCCGCAGGGAATGGCTCATGCCCAATCCGAGCTGCTACGACGAGGACTACCCCGACAGCTTCACCGTAAGCAAGATCCAGATGACCTCCATTCCCATGTACAAGCACTGGTGGCCTGCACTGCACACGCCCGACCACGTCACCTACATTCTCGGCCCGACGCTCGGCCTGAATACCAAGAGCGCTGCCGCCCTACTGGACCACGCCTACGCCGTGGAAGAAGGCCTCAATGCCGAACTGGTCCAGGCACTCATCAAGGCCAACCCGGCCAAGGCACGCAAGCTCAAGGCCGACCCCGCCCCTCTCATCCAGGCAAGCCTCATTCCAGATACGGACCTGGTCGGTGCTGGAAGGTACTTGCCAGCGCCCGACGCCCCGCTATCCTTGGCCGCAACCGTTCCGTGGTCAACGAGTACCCTGAAGGAAATCATGACAGGCATCAACACCCACCGAGCCGGCGATATCGAAAGCTGGACCGACTACTACATTCGCACCGCTCGCTGGGGCGGCTTGAACTGCGACAACGCCACGGTGGGTGCAAAGTGAGCGGAGAATTCGAAGAGTCTCTCCGTCAGACGCTCAGCGCACACATCGATCCGGAAATGGGCTGGGAGTCCTTGGATGCAGCCAAGGCCGTGCTCGCCATGCCTGAAATGCAAGAGCTCCGAGAGGTTCTGCGCCGCCTTGCCGTGCAACGTTCCGAAACTGTCAACCGCCAGCGCACCGACAGCATCCGCATCACGCTGGAAGGCGTGCTCCGAGCGCATATCCTCTACCCATCACTCGTGACCTGGATCCTCGAAGGAGGAGAGCAATGACCACGGAGCCTCCCCACAGCTACAAGGAACAACGCTTGCTCGAAAAGCGTGCCAAGCAGACACGTGAGCAAATCAGCAAGCAGGCCCGCAGCACCATGCCGCCCGTGTGCGGCTACACCTACACGCCACGCCGCCCCAAGCTGCCGCCAGATACGCCCTGGGACGCTACGCCGGTCGTTTGCATGCGTACCGCAGGCGCAGGTACCACGCACCAGTCCAAGGGATGGTGCGACTACCATGAATGGATGGACAACCAAGCCGCCGAACGCAAGCTCGCCAAGGACAACCAGTTCAGCAAGGCCGTCAAGACAGCCGAGGAGAACAAGCGCTTCTTTGGGCAGATGAAGTACGTCGACCCGCACAGCGCCTTGATGGAAGAGATCCAGCGCAGCGCCAGCATCGTCGCCTACTACGAAGAGAAGCTCCAAGAGTTCCGCACCGTGCACGGCATGAGCGACGAAGACATCATGACGCAGGCCACCTTCAAGGACGGCATCAAGCCCAGCGTGTGGATGGAGCTCTTCAACACCGAACGTGAGCACTTGGTCCGCACATGCATTGCGGCTATCAAGGCTGGCGTCGCCGAGCGCAAGGTCCAAATCGCCGAACAGCAAGGTCGCCTGATCGCAGCGATGATGTTCGCCTTCATGCATGACCCCGAGCTCGGCCTGAGCCCTGACCAAATCATGCGTGCACCGGGCTTGATCCGCAAGCACCTGACCAGCATTCCCCACGCCAACACAGACGCCGTCGACCCTGCCAAGGTATTGGCTGCTGCACCGCAACGTGTCGCCGCTATCGAAACCACCGGTGACCCGCTGTGAACCCTTTCGAGAACCCAGTCCGCAAGGAGCGATTCTTCGCTGAGCTGACGATGCTCATCCAGCGCTACCCCGAGTTCGCCAGTTGCATGGCCCGCAACTTCCAAGACGACCCTCCACATGCTGCCCACCCCAGCCTTGCCTACGACCCGGGCGAACCCGTCATGCTGAGCGGCCTGGTGCTCATCACCCACCACAGCAATCTCAGTAACTACAGCGATCTTGCCACCGTCACTCCCGATAGCCAGGACTACTTCCTGACAATGGGTATGCTCCAGAGCGCCACGGAGTGTTGGTAGCCTTCTCCCTCAAGAGGAGGCTCCCACATGGCAAACGTCACCGTAACCAACACCTCAAGAACCAGAGAGACTCGTCGTCACAAGACGACCATCACATACGTTCGCAACGGCAAGGCGATGAACTACCGAGACGGGCGTCGGATCGCAGTCGCCAAGGACGTCGCAACGCTCGGCCCAGCAGCGTTCGGTGCTGGCGCTGCCGGTCTGGTGGCTCGGCACGCAATGACCCGAGCCATCGGCGCAAAGAAAGGCACCATCCAGAGGAAGGTCGTCCGGATCAACAAGAAGACTGGGGCTCGCAAGGCTGCCGTCATGACCGTGACCCGGGCCAAAGGCGTTTCTGCCAAGCAGGCCAGAATCCAGCGTCAAAGCATGGTTCGCGCCCAAGTTGGCTCTCGTGGCATTGCCAGGAACAGCCGTGGGTACGGCATCAGCAGCGGGCGCACACGACGCAATCAGGCTCGTGACAGCCGAGGGAGGTTCCGCTGATGAGCACTGCGATCGCAACCATCGACCGTCAGACCGGCAAGGCACTCACTTCAGGCTACAAGCAGACGTTCGTAGCCGGAGGTCGGATCCAAGAGCGCAGGCGCAGCAGCAAGTACACCGTCATAACGGTGAACAGTGTGGGCGGGCGCATCACCAGCCAGCAGGCGGGGCAATACGCACGCACCATGAACGCATACAACAATGCGGGTCGTGTCGGTGCCGCCAAGTCGCTGAACCGCAGGGCGAACCTGTACAATCAGCGGACCGGACTCAACCACAAGGTCGTCGTGAACAAGACGACCATCAAGCTGAACCGCAAGACTGGCAACTACCGAGTGAAGACCCGCCAGCTCGGAGGGTCCGTTCTCCAGACCAAAGGCCAGATTCGTGCTAGCAACCGAGCTCGTAGCGGTCGTGGCAACATCGGCGGAGGTGGCAAGCGTGGGTACTACGCCCGTGACAGCAAGGGGCGCTTCCGGTAGTGCTACACTACCCGTACCTGAAAGGTAGGTGATCCCATGGCTTCTCCCAAGTTCATTCCCAACAAGTCCAGCGTCACCCGGCTCGACCGTGGTGGCATGCGTCAGCGGGCACGGTTCGTGCCGACAGCCCGCAGCGTCGGTGCCATGGCAGGTGGCAACTACGCACCCGCAGCCATCATCCCCACCGGGATGCGCAGCGTCGGGACCATCCCGGTGAGCACTCGTGAGCTCGCCGCCAAGGATGCGATCTTCCTGACGACCCTGCCCTGACATAGCCTCGCCACGCACGGCAAGGAAGCTCCACCCTCGGAGCCGCCACTACCTCGGGAGCTGCACCCCGGGGTAGTGTGCTGTTAGCGTGTGATCCATGACGATCGACATGGACGAAGAACTGTTCGCAGCCTTGCTGAAGGCGGCAGACATCGTCGACCCGCCCAATCAGACGTTGTGGACGCCGCTGGACCATTTCCGCACGCCACCGTTGCCATGGTATCTGTGGATGCTGTTCGGTGGGCGTGGTAGTGGCAAGACGGCCCACGCAGCACGCTACGTGCACGACCACGTTCACGGCCCGCCGTGCCTGCCCAATGTGCCAGGCGGCCACTGGATCAGCATCGTGGCTCCGACGCTGGGTGACGCCGTCACCAGTTGCGTGGAAGGCCCCAGCGGCCTGCGTGCACACGACCCCGGAATCAAGACGCTCAACCGTCCGGGCGGTATCGTCGCCAAGTGGTCCAACGGGTGCGAAGCCAAGCTGTTCGGTGCACACAGCCCAGAAGACGTAGAGCGCTTCCGTGCGGGTGGTAACAGGTGCCTTGTCTGGTGTGAGGAAATGGCAGCGTGGCGCTACCTTGTGGAAAGCTGGCAGCAGATTCGCTACGGTCTGCGTAGTGGCCCACGCCCGCACGCCATCGCCAGTACCACGCCTCGCAGCAAGAAACTGATCAAGGACCTCGTTGCCGAAAGCAAGCAGGAAGGTAGCAAGATCATCATCAGTCACGGCAAGATGACCGCCAACCCGCACCTCATCGACGACGTGAAAGAGCAGCTCATCAAGGACTATGGCGGCACCCGCATGGGTCGTCAGGAGCTCGACGGTGAATTGCTCGAAGATGTCGAAGGCGCACTGTGGTCGGCGGACATCATCGAAGAGCACCGCATCGAACAGCGTAACGCACCGCAGGAATACGACCGGGTGATCGTAGCCGTGGACCCTGCCGCTAGCGAGAACGGCGATGAGCACGGCATCGTGGTCATCGGGCTGAAGTACGGCTGGCACGACTTCACCTGGATCCGCCACCCCGAGCTGACTCACGCATTCGTCATCGAGGATTGCAGCTTGAACGGTCTGCCGAACAAGTGGGGCAAGCGGGCTATCAAGGCGTACAAGGAACACAAGGCGGACTGCATCATCGCGGAGACCAACAACGGCGGCGACATGGTGCTGAACGTCATCCTCGGTTTGGATGAAACTGTGCCCGTGCGCAAGGTGCATGCCAGCCGTGGCAAGGCCAAGCGTGCTGAGCCCGTCAGCGCTCTGTACGAACAGGGCCGTGTGCACCACGTCGGCATGTTCGCCAAGCTGGAAGACCAGATGACCATGTGGGACCCCATCGAAGAAGATGAAAGCTGGTCGCCCGACCGCATGGATGCCCTGGTTTGGGCCATCACGGAAGGTATGTTGGACAGCACCGTCACGACCGCTCGCAAGGGCAAAGACACTCGACTGAAGGGACGTCGCTAGAATGGGCGCGAACTATAGCAAGGGAATCGGAGTCGTTCTCGACAACTACAGCGGCTTCGACTACAAGGAGACGTTCGATGGCGTCCTGTCCCCTTACATGCCGCCGAGCTGGGTCGGTGACCACGCACGTCGCCTGCGCTCGTACGCATTGTTGGAAAGCTACTACAGCAACAGCAGCCGAGCATGGCTCAACGACGACGAATCCAAGAAGAACCGCCGAGAGTACGGTGACGCCGCCGTGCTGGTGGAAACATCACTGGTGAGCTTGCTGGGCAACCGGCAGCGCATCGTGGTGGAAGGCAGCCTCGCCAACGAGCCCGGAACCAAGGAACTTCAGGAGCTCATCGACACCTGGGCCGAACAAGAGAAGTTCAGCATGAAAGCGATCGAAAGCGAGCGCCAGTCCGTCAAGTACGGCGACAGCATCTACGCACTGGCACCGGACCCTGCCAAGGGTCGACCTCGGTTGCATGTGTACGACCCGGGGTTCTACTTCCCGGTGTTCGACGAGCTCGGTCGGCAAGGCAGTGAGGAGTTCCCGACCAAGGTGCACGTCGCCTGGGAGTTCAAGATGAAGAACCCCGTCAATGAGCGGGAAGAGACCTACGTGCGGCGTATCACGTGGGAGCTGGTCACGCTGGAAACTGAATACACGCCCAGCTACAGCGATACGCCGACGAGGGTCAACTGCTTCTACGAAGACAGCTATTGGGAGCTGAGCGAAATCGGCACGGACATGACCGTGGCATGGGGCAAGACCCGCAAGGAAATCACGCCTCGCATGCCGATGAACATCGACTTCATCCCGGTGGTGCATGTGCCCAACACCGTCAGCCTGCAACAGCACTTCGGCACGAGCGTGCTGGCACCCGTCATGCAGATTCTCGATGACGTGCAAGGCACCGACACAGACCTGCAAGCCGCAGCCGCAACCACGGGCACGCCGCCCATCGCAGTGACGGGGCGTCCCGGCCAGACCGAGAATCAGACCAGCTACGGCCCGGGGCTGATCTTCTACGTGGGCGACGGTTCCGCAACTGTGCTGGATACCAGCCAATCCCTCGATGCCCTGCTGAAGCTGAAAGACGCACTGCTGGAGCGGCTCAGCGTCAACAGCCGCACGCCGGAAGCTCTGCTGGGGAGGGTCAAGCCCAACGAAGTTCCGAGCGGCATCGCCATGACGTTGAGCTTCGCTCCGCACACGGGGCTGATCAACGAGATGCGCTTGGTCCGTAAAGAGAAGTACCGCCTGCTGTTCAAGTTCGTCCTGCGGATGATGGGCAAGCCGGACACCGTCGCCGTGGACTGGGTGTTGGGCAGCTTCCTCCCCGCCGACAGGCAGGAAGCCATGACCATGGTGGTGCAGTTGCTCGGAGCCAAGGCCATCAGTCTGGAAACTGCCGTTCAGCTTCTGGCCGAAAGCGGTATCCCCATCGACAGTTGGGTCAACGAGATCGCCCGGATCGAAGCTCGAGACGTCGACACCGCCATGAATCTCATGTCGCTCACGGGCGACCCCAACACCGGCCTGAGCTACCTTGGCCTGCCTCCTGTGGAGGGCGTTCCGGACATGATGGACGACACAGAAGAGTGATGCTTGCAATCTTCACCTGACATGGTGCTATCCTGAGCCGCACTGCACACCGCAGGAACGAGCACCTCCCTCGTAGCGGAGGGTTTCACAGGAGAAGATCAAAATGCATACAGGCTTCACGAAGGTCAAGATCGAGGGCAAGCGCTACTGGATCAGCGCCGACGCCAGCAAGATCCTCCCCGTCATCAGTGGCGGGTCGGACGAAGGTGGCGACGACGATGACAAAGGTGACAAGGAAGGCGATGACAAGCCGACCATCACCCAGAAGCAGCTCAACGAGATCCTGAGCGGGCGAGTCGGCAAGGCCAAGGAGAAGGCGATCTCCGACCTGGTCAACTCGCTGGGCTTGGAGAACCCTGACCAACTCAAGAGCCTCGTCCAAGCCGCCAAGGACAACGAAGAAAAGTCCAAGACGGATCTGGAAAAGGCCCAGAGTGAAGCCAACACCCACAAGAGCAAGGCCGAAACACTCTCCCGAGACTTCGACCAGTACAAGCTCACCACCGAGATCCAGTTCGCTCTGATCGACGAGGGCCTGACAGCGTCAGAAGCTCGCATCACCGCAAAGCTAGTCGAAGTGGACGAGCTCGACGGGGAGAAGATCAAGGCAGCCATCGGGGAGCTCAAGAAGGTGATGCCACAGATCTTCACGGGCAAGGAGAAGCCGAACGTTCAGGGCGGCAACCCCGGCACCCCTCCTCCTGGTACGGGGAATGGAGACGGCTCCAACCCACAGACCGTCGCTCGCAGCATCCTGCACGAGCGCCATCCCCAGACAAAGAGATCCTGAACCCAACCCTACAAGTCACCTGAGGAGGTGAATCTAGTCCATGAGCGGTATCAACCTGAAGGTCACGACCGACAGCTACAGCGGTAGCGATCTGTCCTGGCTCAAGCACCAGAAGGGGTTCGACACGGCACGCAGCATCACGCTGGATCTGTCGACGTTCCTCGCAGCCCACTACGCCAACGGCAAGATTCCCAGCGGCACCGTGCTCGGCAAGATCACGGCCAGTGGGAAGTACGGCCCCTACGACAATGCGGCTGGCGACGGTCGCACCACGGCGGCAGGGTTCCTCCTGTTCGACGTGCGAGTCCAGGACGCCCAGGGCAATGCGCTCGCCGATCCCGGCTGCGCCCTGCTGTGGGAAGGCATCGTCGACGAAACCAAGCTTCCTGCCTTCGCAGGCACGACGCTCGGCGAGATCGACGCCAACGGGAAGACGGACCTCAAGTTCGTCGTCTTCGAGTAAGGGAGCCTGACACATGACTGCACGCTTCCTGTTCGACCTCATCGAGCCCGCCGTACTCACGCAGTACATTCGGGAGTACGACAACGAGGTCCTCCGCAACCAGTTCGTCCTGGACCAGTTCCTCCCGGACGTGCTCAACGATGAGCTCGAGTACCGAATCGACCGCTCGACGTTCCGTGACGTCGATGTCGCCGAGTACCGGGCCTTCGATACCCAGCCCCGCATGACGGGTCGTCAGGGCTTCGACAAGATCCGGGGCGAACTCGCTCCGGTGAGCCGTCAGATCCCCCTCACGGAGGAAGAGCGCCTGCGCCTCAACGCCTTCAACAAGGGGACCGGCAGCGGTCGCAAGCCCATCGTGGACCAGATCTACGCCGATGCCGAGCGCATGGTGCGTAGCGTCAAGGCTCGCCTGGAACTCGCCAAGGGTCAGGTCCTGACCACTGGCAAGTTCACGCTGAACGAGAACGGCCTCATCATGGAGGCCGACTTCGGGATGCCTGCTGGGCACAAGCCCACCGCAGCGGCGAGCTGGGCCACCACCAGCACCGACATTCTGGCCGATCTGCTGACGTGGATGCAGCTCTACGTCGACGACAACGGCTTCGAGCCGGGGCTGATGGTCCTCAACCGGAAGATCCTGGGCTACATGATCAACAACACCAAGATGCGTGAGGCTGCCGCCTTCGGTGGCACCACCCCCTCCCGCATCAACCTGGAGACCGTCCAGGCGATCCTCGCCGCAAACGGACTGCCTCCGGTGTTGATCTACGACACCCAGGTCCGTGTGAACGGCACTGCCACCCGGGTCATCCCGGAGGACAAGATGCTGTTCATGCCTCCGGCCGGTCACGAGATCGGTGCCACCCACTACGGCATCACTGCCGAGGCCATGGTCCTCGCCGAGTCGGGCAAGATCGCCGAGCGCGATATGTCCGGCATCGTCGCGGTCAACCTCCGCAACGACAGCCCGGTTCAGACGTTCACGCTGGCAACCGCCATCGCCGTTCCGGTGATGGGCGACAACCAGTGCGTCATCTGCGCCGACGTGGTGCCGTGATGCCCTAGCCCGAGCGCAAGCTACGAGCTACAGTGTGGCCGGGGTTCTTCGGAGCCCCGGTCACATTCGTTTCACAGGAGGAACCATGGCCCGTCACTTCAAGAATCACGTCCACTACACCGACCCGGATACCGGTCAGGTGACCCGCTTCCAGCCGGGCGAGGAGTGCCCCGAAGAGATCGAGCTCGAGATCGACGAGAACAACTTCATCGCTCTCGAGGACTACGCCGCACAGCAGAAGGCGTCGTACGGCAGCCTCAACAAGGAGCAGCTCGTCGCTCTCGCCGCTGAGCGTGGTCTCGACGTCGAAGGCACCAAGGCAGAACTGATCGTTCGCCTGGAGCAGAGCGATGGCGCTCTCTCCTGACCAGGAGATCATCGTCCGGACGTGGGTGGGGGACGACCCCACCACGTCTGAGCTCGAAGATCTCTACACCGTGCTCGGCAGTTGGGATGAGGTGGTGCGTGCGACGCTCCGCCGCAAGATCGCCCTGCTCAGCGAAGACCCCACCAGCCTGACCGTCCCCGGCCTGAGCATCAGCAACAGCAGCCAAATCAGCGCTCTGCAGCAGATGCTCAAAGACTTCAACAACAGCGGTGGCACGGGCCTCGATGCCGATAGCGCCATGGGTGTGATGACCGGGCGTATCGTCAGGGCGAACAACGTGCGATGACAACTGAGACCCCGATCCAGTCGATCCTCGATGCAATCGAAGAGATCGGGTACTCAGGTGTCATGTTCACTCGGGCCAAGACCAAGGCCGAGCTCGACCGGGCGTTCGCCAATGCGACTCGCTTCACCGCACAGGTGGAGCAGGCAGCCAAGGCTAACGAGGCAGAGTTCGTCAGGATCTTGGAGAGCGAATACAAGGCGGCAGGTGGCACGGGTGCCGTCCCCAAGCGCTACGCCGACAAGGCCAAGCGCATCCGTGCGCAGTACCAGAAAAGCGCCACGCAGGCAAGCGCTGATATGCGGGTGTGGATGCGTGAACAAGCCGAGCGCACCGCCAAGTCCAAGGCCAAGGAGGCGTCGAACACTCGCCTCAAGGATCTCCAGAGGAAGTTCGAGGTCCGTGGTCTTGATAAGAAAGAGAACGAGGAATATCAGCGGCTGCTGACCATCCGTCGCCAGGCGAGCGATGATAAGTTCCTCAGTGACGACCCGACCGTCATCCGCCGTCGTAAGGGCAAGGGCGGCAAGGTCACGTCCTACAAGATCAGTGCAGAAGCGCACTTCCGCATGGCGACGACCACGGCGCAGAATCTCCATCGCAACCTCGGCGTGGTCGCAGCAGCTTCCAAGGCATCCGGATACGTGATCGTGTTCGACGGTGCGGCATGCGGCCGCAAGAGCCACAATGATCCAGACAAGATCAACGGTCAGGTGTGGTCCGTGGATGAGGCTTTCACTCATCCTCTGGGACACCCCAACTGCACCCGACGGTTCGTCGTGGCGGATGGTCCTCCCGGCAGCAAGAAGGTCAAGGACCAGCTCAAGGGAATGAAGATCTCCACCGGCACCCAGAAGACCTCTCGGCAGCGAGTCAAGCAGGTTGCCAAGGCAGCCAGCGCCGTGAGCATAGTCGGTGCTGTAGCCGGTGAAGTCGTGACGAACCCGTTCGTCAAGCGGTTCATGCGTGAGATCCTGAGCGATGCCGAGCTCGTCCTGCCGGAAGCTGTGCGTGCGGCCCTGGTGCGCCTGACGAGCTACGCCAACCGAGAGCTCGGTGCCTTCCAGGAGCACGGATCCCGCTTGGGAATCTCATCTCAGGAGCAGTTCAACGACTACGTCGCCAAGAGCTTCGACGAAGACTTCGCTACCCGTGCATTCATCGATGCTGACCTGGACTCCAACGTCAAGCTCCGCATCGAGCAAGCCCGGGTGCTGGGCCTGCCGACAGTGGTCAGTAAGGTCCGCCTGCTGGAAGCCCTGGATGACTACGGCGACTGGACCCTTCACCGGGACAGCATGATCCTGCCGATCTCTGAGCGCATCAAGGAGCGCAACATCTGGCGGGCTGTCCGTGAAGACGTCTATGGTGAAGCTGCTATCCAGTACCACATCATGCGTCCGCCAGGGATCAATGCCGATCGCCGCTGGTCTCGTGTACTGAACGATCTCGCCGAGACGTATCGCAAGGACCCTGACCGAGCCAAGGTGGACGCCGTCAAGCTGGCCGCTGCCGTATTCGACCCGACGCCGTGGGTGCGCTTCCCATTGCCAGGGAAGCTCTCGTTCACGATCGGCATGCCGGTACGGTCCAGGCAAGAGATCGCCGTCAAGGTGTATACCAAACTCGGTGGCGTCTGGAAGATGAGCGATGCCGAGATCCGCTGGGCGCAGCAGCTCGGCATGGACCTGAGAGATGTCGCCGCCAAGCAGGCTCGCATGACCATGGACGACATGATTCAGTTGCTGGCTCCTCGGTTGACCTGGACGCCGACGAGCCTGTTCCATGCGACCATCAACATGGAAAACGGTGTCATCCGCCCGACCGTACGAGCGTTCCCGCACGGCACGTACTCTAGGTTCCTGTCTCTGGAGTCTCGCCTCGCACGGCTGGACGTCCGAGAGTTCATCAAATATCTGAACGATGAAGACTTCCTCAAGCTGCCGGTGCCACAGCGCATCGCTAAGGCAGCTCGAGAGTCGTTCGACCCAGAGATCGCTACGGCCGTGAACCTGTTCCGGCATAGCCCTGTCGAAGTCAACATGTACATGAACGGCCTGGACCCTGCCGGATTCGGCTTGCGACTCCTGCCAGACAATAGGTTCCTGCGGTACTCCTACCGAGCGAGCTTCGACCAGCGCCCGTCGTACAACACGCTCAACAAGGACGACCTCCTCAGGCTGGCTGACGACCGTGAAATGTGGGAGCTGCCCGGAGACCTCACTCGTCAGCAGATCATCGACGAACTCGTCATCTGGGACCGTGCGGCACTGAAGAAGTTCTCTCAAGACCTGCGAACCGGTACGCTGGCGGGGAGGAGCTTCACCGACATCATCGCCGAGCAACCCGTGGGCGTCCAGGAGCTGTTGCAGCAGATCACTGACGGGTGGCAGAAGGGCCTCACTGTATTGCCAGACAGGGTGTTCGGCTTCAACTTGCATAGCCTAGATCTCAACGGCAGAGAGGCGGTGTTCCGCATGCGTGCGGCTGGCTACAGCCTGCTCCGCATCAGCAAGGAGACTCGTTTCGGATACGACTCATTGCTGGATATCTTCGCTGAGCGACGAGACATGATTCAGAATCAAGCGAGGTACTGGAAGAACACGCTGCAAAACGTCAGGAGCTATGACGATCTGAAGCTCGCCATCCAAGAGCAGTTCCGTGGACAGGAGCGCTTGTACGAGTCGCTGTACAATGCCAAGAACAAAGTTGACCTCGGCCACGTCAAGTTCGATGTAGATCAGTATCCGGAGCTCAAGACTGACCTGGAGATCTTCACTCAGAGCTGGGAGCGCATGTTCCCTGGGCTATCGCTGCCAGAGTTCCGAATCGTGCAGAACGGTCCTCCGATGCAGTATCGCAACGGAACCATCAACATCAATCAGGAAGTTGCCGACAACTACAAGGATTGGCTCTCGTACCGCCGCAAGTCGGCGAAGCTCGGCTGGTTCCCGGCAGATACGGGGCCAGGTGTTGCAAGTCTCTTCCATGAAGGTGCTCATCACTACATCGCCAACATGACCCGCACTCAGAAGCTCAACTTGCGCCGAGCAGTTTTCCGGGAATACTCCACCTGGGGCGCACAGATGACCGGCAAGAACGCTGAAACGCTGGAAGAGTTCGACCGGTGGTTCTTCAACGACAAGAATCAAGAGCTTATTGCCAGGAGGGTCAGTGCGTATGCGACCACGAGCTGGGATGAGCTCATCGCCGAAGCGCTCAGCGAATACCTGACTAGCCCGGACCCTCGTAGGATCGCTACAGTTGTCGGTCAGAGAATTCTTCTTGGAAGGAGGCTCACCGTTGCCACATAGCGGACCGAGTCACTGCGACTCATGCAAACACAACAACAAGGATGGAACCTGTGCAGCTTACCCCAAAGGAATCCCCGCAAAGTTTGCTTTCGGAGGAGTTCCGCACATTGATCCAGACCAAGAAGGCGGAATGGTATGGGAGCTTGCCGCCGGACAGGGTTGGCGACTCAACCTATATCTTAGCTTCTGGAACGAACTTCCTGATGAGCTTGGTGCAGTCACTGGTTGACCCGCAAGCCATCACGGCAACAGTGCTCGACTCTCTCGACTGGGGCGATGGTAGTGTTGACCTGACCGAGCAGATCTCAGCGACCATGAAGAGGGTGATCGTAGATGTCATTGAAGAATTTGGGAAAGATTGCCAAGATCGTTGAGAAGTACATGCTCGACGAGGTCGAGATCTTCCGCCCTGGAGCTCAGTCCGTCGACCCGGTGACGCTCGTTCTCACTACGGCTAGCGTTGACGTGTACAGCGGCAAGGCCATGGTGCTCCCCATGGGTTCACCCGCCGAGACACGCTTCAGCGGGCAACACACCATCGCCACGATGTTCGAGGTCGCCATTCCTCGAGATGCCGAGCCGGTGCTCCCCAACGATGAGGTCGTCGTCAGCAGCAGCCTCAACAACCCGGACATGGAAGGCAAGCGCTTCATCGTCATCGGTGACGTTGATGCCACGTTCAAGACGCACCGCAGGCTGTCGTGCCGGTTGCGGGAGGATGCAGAGTGAATGTCGACTTTGATGCAAAACCGCTCAAAAAAATTGCGGCCAAATTGGAGAATTTCTCCCGAAAAATTCAGCCAGCCATGGACTCAAACGACGCCGAGTTCGCCGTTCTCTTGCTGAAAGAGGTCAAGCAGCGTGCCAGCGGCAGGCCGGGGCCGAACATCGTCACCGGTCGTTACGTCAACTCGTTCTTCATCGTTGATGGGCGGGTAGTGAACCCGTCACCGCAGACACGCCGTCTGGAGTACGGCTACATCGGCGTCGATAGCGCCGGGCGCATGTACAACCAGCCACCATTCCCGCACTTCCGCCCTGCACTGGCAGCCATGCGCCCGGTGTACGTTGCTAGTATTCCCAAGGTGTTCTGGAAGACCTGGAGGAGCGCATGACGTTCAAGATCAACGATGTAGCGACGAGCCTCGTGACCCTGCTCCGGCAGAGCGGTGCGTGGGCTGTCGGCGATGGTGAAGTGCCAGCAACCATCCCGGCCGACAAGCCGTGGGGCATTCTGATGACGCTGCCGGGTGGCACGTCCAGCGGGGGCATGGCAGGCAATCAGGAAATGGCAAGCCTCATGTTCCAGCTGAAGTCGGTCGGAGGTACGCCGGAGCAGTGTCGCAGGTTCCAGCAGAAGATGCACGAGATCATCGAAGCCGGGTGGGACTCGGTCACTGGTTGCATGGGGCCACCACGGGTCAGCCCGGGTGGTATCGTAAGCAACGACCAAAGGGCCTTCGAGGCCAACGACACGATCTACATGGAGGTCACAGGAACATGAGCGAGGAATACATCGAATGCCATCACCCGGCAGGACAGGTCACGGCAACTTTCAGTCGCCGAGCCTTCGAAGAGGTCTGGAAGGATCTCGGCTGGGTGGAGGGCACGCTGCCGGAAGTCGAAGGCGGCAGTGGAGATCCCGTCGAGCCCATCGACGAGGAAGCAGCCGTCGAGGATGATCTCTTCGACGACGAGTGAGAGTGGTAAGCTCTCAACCCGAGGATCAACAATCAGTAGAAAGGAGTCCTCAACATGTCAAGGTTCATGAGGAAGGGCAAGACGAAGGTCTACTTCGTCCCGACCATCACGACTCTGACCGCCCCCACCGTGGCACAGATCACCGCAGGCACTCGACTCGATCAGCAGCTCGCTGAGGTTACCGGGTTCGAGTTCGCCAACCAGGCGATCGACGCTCCGGACATGGGCAGCAGCTTCGTCGGCAAGGTCACCGGCGAGGATCAGGTCACCAACAGCACCATGACCTTCTACGAAGACGACACGACCAACGCGATCCGCACGGCACTGCCGAAGGGGACCACGGGGTACATCGTCTTCTTCCCTGCGGGAACCGCTGGTGCCAACCCGGCCATCAACGACAAGTGCGAGACGTGGCCCGTGCAGGTTGCGTCCAGCAGCCGCAAGTACTCCGTCGGCAACGAGGCAGCTCAGTACGTGATCGCCTTCACGAACACCGCTGGCCCGACCGAGGGCGTCCTGGCCTAATCAGCCAACCCAACTGACACAACGAGAGAAAGATATAAAGAAATGAAAGTTCCCATGGATCATCTGAAGAGCAAGAAGCAGCCGGTCCGGAAGACCGTGTGGGTGGCTGGCGACTCCGAGCTCGCAGATGAAGTTGCCGAGTTGGAGACGAGCCTCTCTCGAGAAGAGTCGGTCGCGAACGTTCTTCCTCCAGAGAGCTCTCGTAGAGAGGCCGTCCTCCAAACCATCAAGGAGAAGCAGAAGCTCCTCGAGACCAAGAAGGCAGAGCTCGAAAGCACTGCGATCAAGTTCGTGTTCCAGAGCATCGGCCGCAAGCGGTACGAAGCGCTGCTGGAAGCCAACCCTCCCACCGACGCTCAGATCGAAGAGCAGAAGAAGGTCGATCCCAAGCAGTCTCTGGAGTTCAATCCGGAGACCTTCCCGATCGCACTCATCATCGAGAGCCTCGTCGAGCCGGACGTCGACCGCGACGAGCTGCGGCACTGGATCCTCAACGGTGAGGAGTGGAACACTGCCGAGTTCATGACCTTGTTCATGGCTGCACTGGAAGCCAACAGCACCCGGAAGATCATCAACTCGGGAAAAGACTAGATCGGGACGTAGTATTCCGCCTCGAGATGGAGTACTGCGCCCCGCTAGGAATCCCGCACTCAAAGTTCCTGGGATGGTCAGATGAGGATCGCAGCAAAGCGATCAGCTACATGCAGTGGAAGAAGAAGTTCTGCCAGCGCTGCGGCACTGATCCGAGCGAGTGGATCGGCCCGGACGGCAAGACGGTAGAGCCACCGCCCTACGAACCGGTCACTCATGTATGCTATGGCTGCGCTGCTCTGGAAGAAGAGCGAGTCGCACTTTCAAAAGAAGACTCTTCATCATCCAAGTACCACACGTTCCTCCAGCGTTACTCGGGAGATGAGTCTGAATGGCAGATGAAGAAGTAGTATCCGTAAAGCTCACCAGCGACAGCAAGGGCTTCGTCAAGGGCTTCAACGAAGCGGCTCAGGCCGTTGGCAATGTGACCAAGGCTGGCGGAGCCATGGTCAAGGGCTTCCAGTTTGCCGCGGCACAGGTCGAGCGAGAAGTCAGTCGGATGACCTCGACCATCAAGAAGGTCTCGGCGACCATCGCCGGGGTCGGAGTATCGACGTCGATCATCGGCGGTCTGGGGCTCAAGAACTTCTCTCAGATGCAGACTGCGATGGCAAACGTTGCCACCGTCACAGATACGACCCGTGTCAGCGTTGCCGGTCTTCAGAACACGCTGATGAAGCTCACCGCAGTGTTCCCGAGGACGGGTGAGGAGCTGGCCGCTGGTCTGTACGAAGTGCAGTCGGCAGGCTTCCAAGGTGCTGAGGCCCTCAGCGTCATGGACGCCGCTACACGTTTCAGCGTGGCGGGTATCGTTGACATGGGCACGTCTGTGCGTGCCACCACCGGCCTGATGAATGCATACGGCATCAGTGCCTACGACGCCATCCACGTCACTGACATTCTATTCAAGGCCGTCGAGGAAGGCCAGATGACGGCCAGCGAGTTCGCCATCAACATCGGCGACTGGGCAGCGAGCGCCAGCAGCCTCGGTGTGAGCATGGAAAGTGCCAGCGCCGCCCTCGCCGTGATGACGACCAAGGGTGCCATGCCGGCGAACCTGGCAGCCACAAGCCTCAACAGCATGATGCGCAACCTCATCCGCCCGACGGAAACCATGAGCGACGCCCTCAAGCGCATGGGGTTCGACAGTGGCAAGGCAGCCCTGAACACGCTTGGCTTTGCCGAAACGCTCGGCGCACTGTGGCAGCAGGCGGGCAAGAACGAAACCAAGTTCGCCGATATGTTCCAAGATGTCGAGGGATTCCGTGGTGCGCTGGGCTTGGTGACCGAGGGTTACGAGAAGCTCCTCGACACTCAGGCTCGGTTCAACTCTCGAGCAGAGACGGACGGCACCACTCAGACGGCGTTCGAGAAGCAGATGGACACGCTGAGCTCGAAGTTCGCTCTGTTCCGTAACGAGATGAGGAAGTTCAGCTATGAGGTCGGTCGGATCCTAGCTCCCATCGCAGAGGGGTTCCTCGATATCACGACGAACATTCTGAAGTTCTTCAACAGCATGCCGCAGTGGGCCAAGTCGATCTTTGCTTTCATGCGCCTGCTCGGACCGACCATCGCAGCTGTTGGAGTCTGGCTGACGGCTCTGTGGGTGAAGTCAAAGATCCTCGAGCTCGCACTGCGCCCGCTGCTAGGAGGCATCGCTAGCCTGGCGATGGCCGCTGGCAACCTAACTGGATCAACCGGGCCAGCACGGGCGATCGGTTTCCTCGGGATGAGCTTTGAGAAGATGAAGAACAACGGAGGTGTGCTCGCCACTGTTCGGCAGCAGATCGTCAAGTTCATCGCAGCAGACACGGCCCTCCGAGCCTCGATGCTGAGGACTGTCGCGGCGGGTGCGATGTGGGTCGGCGGGTTGGCAGCTCTTGGGTTCGGCATCTACAAGGCCGTTGGAGCCTTCCAAGATGCGAGCAAGAACGCCGAGAAGCTGTTCGACACGTTCGGAGACGCCCAGAGCAAGGCGTTCACACCCTTGGCGGATCTGGAGACGCACCTGGCCCGAGTCAACTCGGAGCTAGAGAAAGTGAAGTATCTCCAGGGCGACAGTCTGTTCACAAACATCGGGCGTGGCTTGGCCGCAGGCCTCCAGGTCATCAATCCATTCGACTCGAACACGTACATCAACGATCTTCGGAATCTTCAGGAGGGTCTAAACGAACAGGAGCTCCTGAGGATCCGACGAGATGCGATGATGAATCTTGTTGATCTTCAGGGAGAGGTCAACGGAGAACTGTACAAGAAGTACCAAGAGGGCGTCATCTCTAGGCGCGACTTCGAAGACCAGATGATCCAGGTCACTGAAACGGGTCTCCAGAAAGCCATCGAAACCGGCAACTTCGACTGGGAGAAGTACCTCTCGAACTACATGGAGTACGAACGGATCCTGAAAGAAGCAGCAGAGAGCGGCTCTCCAGAAGAGTTCGATGCGATCATGACCTCTGATCGAATGAAAGAGGTCTCTGCTGCCATCACCGATGCAGATGCCGCTCTCGAGCGGTTCATGATCACAGAGAACGCCTTCAACAAGACGGGTGAGGACGCCGGAGTCGCAGCGGAGCGCCTGAGCCGTGCGATCTTCGCTATCGGTGACGAGGCCAGCACCGCCGAGGACAAGCTCGAAGCGTTCAAGACGATCATCGACGAGGTCTTCGGAACCAAGCTGGACGAGCGAGACCTGATCTCCAACCTCGCCGAGAACATGACGAAGCTTGGCGTTGCCATGCGTGACGGCGGTGCTAACTTCGACCTGTGGAGTGAGGGTGGTCAAGAGCTCCAGTCCGTCATGAGCGCTGCCGGGAAGTCCTTCCGTGAGTACCTGAAGTACATCGCCGAGCACAACGGCCCCAATGGCGTCAACATGGCGGCGCAGGAGATCGTCAACATGACGGCTCAGCTCCAGACCATGGGGCAAGAGTTCGGCTGGACGTCGGACCAAGTAAATCAGATGATCGAGATCATGGGTCTCACGCCTGAGAACATTCAGACTTATCTCAGCGTGCCGGGACTCACCGAGGAGATGGCTCGTCTCCTCACGACACAGAACATTCTCGCTCAACTCGATGGCACCGTTGCCACGGCAAGCGTCATCATCAGCGTCGGTACAAACGTCATCCAGAACGTTCAGCGTGGAGCCGGAACATTCGTCGGTCCTCCGGCACCCGTGCAGGGTCTGACCGGCCCTAATCTCGTCGATGCCTATATCAACAACATGAAGGCAGCCGCAGAGAGCGCTCTGAAAGCCGTCTCCGGGGCTGGCGGTGGCGGTGGCAAGGGTGGCGGAGGTGGTGGCGGTGGCGCTGCCAAGTGGCGACCCACCACGGCACAGCTCCGCAACATGCGTGCGGCGCTCAGCGCCCCGCTGACCAACCTGCTCGAAGGTGAGTTCGGTGCCGAGTGGCAGAAGATGGCTGTCAGCCGCTGGTTCGACGCCGTGACCAAGAACATCTTCATGGAGGGCAAGACCCGCCTGGGTGCCAGCATCCTCAAGGAAGCCCAGGCGTCGGGGCAGGACCCGTCGGCAGAGTTCGAGGACATGGTCCAGGAGTACGGCAGGCTGGTCGGTTACATCGGCAAGGCAAGTGCGGACCTGGCGCTGAACCAGTTCGACACGCTGGACTCTTTCTCGGCATTCGTCGACAAGATGGAGGAGCTCGTCGAGCATCAGCGGGACGTCGAGGACTGGAAGTACTCCATCGGCAAGATGGGTTTCGAGGAGTATCGGAAGATCCTCACGGCTCGCCTCGCTAAGTACGAGGAATACACGAGCGAGTGGATGGACATCACTGACCAGCTCAAGTCGCTCCAGGAAGATCAGCTACGGGAAGAGGACCGCATGATGTCGGCACGCCTGGAGCTGGAAGAGATCAGCGAAGAGGAGTACATCACATATCTCAAGCGCCGCCTGGTAGCTCTCGAGAAGTACAGCGAAGAGTGGATGGACATCTGGGGTCAGATCAACGATGCCGAAGAGCGCCTGATCGAACAGCAGGAAGAGCGCAGCCGTGGCATCAAGGACTTCGCCGACAGCGTCAAGGACGCCTTCGACGATATCAAGCGCAGCGTGGAGGACCCTATCCGCCAGGCGACGAGCTTGCTGAGCGCCTTCGGTGACCAGGCGACCATCACTCAGGATCAGGTGACGGGTTTCTATCAGCACATGTTGGAGGGAACTCAGCGCTGGGTGACGGTCATCAGGGAGCTCAAGTCCCGTGGCATCAACAGCAACTTCCTGAACGATCTCATCCAGGCTGGGCCTCAGTCGCTGACGTTCGCCGAAGGTGTGCTGGCCCTCGGGTCCGACGGAATCAGCATGATCAACACGTCGATGAACGAGATCTCCAACCTGGCGAGCGGGCTCGGCACAGACATCGCCAAGGGGCAGGTCGGCACGCTGATCCAGAACAACAACAGCGTGAGCATCACTGTCGGAGACGTCACCGTCACCGGAGAGTTCGACGAGGGGCTGAGCATCGCCGACGTACAGCAGGCCATCGAGTCCGCACTGATGAACGTCGCAGTGAGCGTTCAGAATCAGCAGGCAGCTCCCTTGACGAGAGCTCCTTCCACGTTCAGCATGGAGTAAGGTGGCCGCATGACCGCACCGTTTTCGCCTGAGTTGCTCAGCCCCAAGGCCGGGGGAGCCAGCACCACTTCTGTCACGATGACGTGGAAGTTCCGCAGCGTTGCTGCCGGAGACCACATGGCGACCTTCGCCATCCGCCGACGCCAGATGACGCCGTCGGTAGGGTCGTATGAGTACTGGAACGGCTCGGCATGGGTCGGCAGTGAAACGTTCCTCTCGGGTCCATCTGGCGGAGGCACGGAAGTCAAAGACGGCATGACGCACACCGTCACGGTGGCTACCGGGTGGACAACCGACCGGGTGTATCAGTGGTCGGTCAAGTGCCGCAACGCCGCTGCGGAAGCCAGCGCCTACGCCGACGACTCGCTGGTGCAGGTGCACGCTGCGCCGACCATGACTCTCACCGTCAGCAGCACAACCATCAGCCGCCCTCGACTGAGCTGGGTGTGGGCTGGTGCGGCCGGGTACTATCAGAAGAGCTATCGGCTGGTGCTTTATCCCGCCTCCGTGATTGGTATCGCTGGATTCGATGCTGCCAGTGCGGTGTATCAAGCTATGGCGGTGTGGGACAGCGGCAAGATCTTCAGCGCAACTGATTGGAATCGCTACGTCACGGCTGACCTCCAGAGCGGAGTTCAGTATTACCTGTACTATCAGACGGAAGACAACAGCGACCTTTCTTCTGGTTGGGTCAGCGCTACGAACTTCACGCCTTCGTACACGGCTGTTCCTCCGCCAACCCTGAACATTGCCCCGAACGAAGATCTCGGAATCGTGACACTGACGGCTCGTAGCAGCTTCAACTTGCTTGACGACGACCACAGCATCTTCACGGCGGGGATCGGCAACTGGATCGGCTCTCACAACTGCGAGTCGTCTTGGGATTCTTCTCTCGGGAAGCTGAAGCTGACCGCAGGCGGCATGAGCTACGCCGCTCTGGATACGGCATACACAACGTTCGCTGCTCAGGACACAGCGCTCACAACGTTCGAAGCTCAGCGGACCACGCAGGCAAGCCCGACGGGTACGGCCCGTGCCCTCAGTGGCGACCAGACCGGGGAGCGCATTGCCGTCACCCCGGCAGTGGCCTACAGCGCCATTGCGACCGCCAGGAACCTCGCAGGAACGGCTAGGACCGGCAAGTTGGGCATCCGCTGGTACACGGCAGCCCACGCAGCCAGCACGACGCCCGTAAGCCAGGGGAGCGCCACCACGCTCAACCCCGGGGTGGACACCACCGTCAAGGTGGAAAACATCACAGCACCGGCAGACGCAGCTTGGGCGGTGATCGAATTCGAATGGACCACGGCAGCGGTGGGTGACGTGATCTTGATCGATGACGTAGCCCTTGCCACGACCTCGACGATCGTCTGGTCTCCGAGTGGCAACAACTTTGACATCTCGTTCGTAATCGAGCGCTCTATCGACAACGCCAAGTGGGTTCCTGTATGGGGATGCTCCAGCAGCGCCCCCAAGGCAAGCGATAGCGGTGCCGTCTCGCAGGTGATCGTGGAGGACCGGTCGGCTCCGCTAGGAACTCAGAACGTCTACTATCGAGCCTATGCGATCAGCAAGTACAGCACGGCTCCGGTGTGGTCGGCAGTGGCAACGGCTTCTATCTCCGGAATGAAGCCAGCCAAGTGGTTCCTGCGACGCTGCAAGAATGCCGCTAAGGACGTGCGCATCCGTGCGGCAGACTTCTCGACTTCCTACAGCATGGACCAGGACCTCTACACTCCGGAAGGTGCCACCCGTGCGGTGGTGTCGGCTGGGGCTGGGCCGTCGGTGGAAGTGGTCGACGTCACGCTGCGTACGGAAACCAAGCAAGAGCACGATCTGGTCATGGAGAATCTCCTCAGCAAGGAGACCCTGTACATTCAGACTAACGCAGACGGTGACGGCTACTACATCCGGCCGATCGACCGGATCCGCCGAGAGCAGCGCCGTAGCGTCCCCGACGAGGCTTACCAGGCGGTGCGCTACCTGTTCAGCGTTAGCTTCACGGCTGCCGTTGTGGAAGACTACGTCTGATGCAGCAGTCAACCAACGATTTCGCTGCCGCCGTGAGGGGCGGGGCTCAGTACGCAAGTAGGGCGTGCATCTTCTTGGGCGACAAGCTCATGGAAGACACGTTCTACGGCGGAGACAGCCTGAAGCTCCTCACCAATGGCAGCTCAGTGACGTACGATCGCCTCAGCGACACCCGCAGTACGGCGGATCTCAGGTTCATGCTGGAGACTCCGGACGCCGACTACCTGCTCGACCCGACACGCTTCCCCGAGGTGTGCGTTTACTCTGGCATCGTGTTCGGTAGTGAGATCGAGTGGATTGAGATGGGGCGGTTCCCGGTACACACGACAGTGTTCGAGCGCAAGGCCGGGCTGGTGGCGCAGTGCATGACTACCGACCGCAGCGCTCGCATTCGTGACAACAGTTGGCGCAAGCCGTTCCAGATTGCGAGCGGCAGCGACTACTACGCCGGAATGCGTAGCGTCGTAGCTGACAGGGCCAAGGGCTTCACACCGACGTACAACCACGGCAGCAGCTCTCTCACGACTCCGGCGATGACCTTTGCCGAAACAGAAGATCCCTGGGCCGTGGTCCTGCGCCTGGCAGAGTCCGTCGGAGCGGAAGCGTACTTCGACCGTCAGGGCGGGTTCGCGGCGTTCCCGATCCCCGACCCCAAACTGGAGCCGCCCGCCGTCAGGCTTGGACCCGATAGCGGCATTCAGATCTCACCCATCACACGTGAGGTCTCCAACCGAGAGGTCTACAACGGTGTGATCTGCCGTGCTGAGGCTTCGTGGCTGTTGTTCCCTGTGTCGGCTGAGGTGTGGGACGAAGATCCACTCAGTCCGAGCTATCGGTACGGATCGTTCGGTGAGAAGCCAAAGGTCATCGGGAACTCTCTCGCCACGACGACGGGTCAATGCCTCGACGCTGCCACGGCAGAGTTCCGCAAGATCGCCGGCGTCAGCGAGATCATCTCGTTCCAGAAGATCAAGGACCCTCGGCTGGAGGTTGGCGACATCATCGAGCAGCTCGACGACACGCTCAAGATCACCGGCAGGTACGTTCTGGACACCTACAACTACCCGCTCGGAGTTGGGAATGCCTCCGGCATCGTCAGGAGGAAGCGATGAGCAAGTCTCTGCAGAAGATCCTCATGGATGGCGTGCAGTCTCGAGAGGTCCGTGCTCGCCAAGGCAAGGTCATCAGCATCCAGACCGGTCCTCCTCGAACTCTCACTGTAGAGATCGACGGAACAAACTTCTCGAACATTCGCCTCGCAGACCACGTCCATCCGGTAGTGAACGAAGGGGTCTGGATCCTAGATCTAGGTCCGGGGAGCATGCTGGCCGTAGCAACGAACAGCTCCGCACAAACGAGAGCTCGCTATGTGCTCGCAACAGGAGACACAACAGCAGAAATCGATGCTGGTCGTCTAACTTCTGGAACTGTTCCAAGCGCTCGTCTTTCGGGAGCTTACACGGGGATCACCGGGTTCGGAACCAAGACGACGAACTTCAACGGCTACCCTCGGATGATCGCAGATGCCGGGTCATCTGGTGCTTTCAACGGCCTCGGAGGCTCTGCCCTAGAGATCTATCAGGCGACCGTTGGAACAGATTCTTTCGTTAGCTTCCACGTCGCAGGAGACGTTGCCGCCCACTTCGGCATGGACGGTGCTGCCAATGACTTCTTCGTCGGAGGATGGTCGTTCGGTGCGAATAAGTACCGAGTCGCTCACGCAGGAAACTCTTGGAGAAGGGTCGAGAGGCTCTCCGCAAGTTGCTCGGCAAGTCTGACCCTGACCACGACGCCGCAGCAAATCACGGGTCCAACCGTTACATTCAATGGGTGCAAGACCGGCGACGAAATCATGATTCGAGCCGTGTTCGACTTCAACATCACAGCCGTAGGCGCTCCGGCAGCCGTCGCCGTCGGTTATTGCTACGTCAACAGCGGAGGTCTCGGACCCCAGGCAATCTACACAGCGCCGACGGCAACAGCCAGAGCCACGGTCTCTGCTCAGTGGGCCTACGTTGTTCCTTCAGATGGAAACTACACCGTAGACCTGAGAGCCAGCAAGAACCAGAACACTGGAACGATCGAAGCAATGCAGACCCACACAACGATCGTGGCAGAGCGGTACAGCAAGGCATAGGTTGTCCATCCGGGCTCGTGCGTATAGGTATGATGGTCGCCATGGTTCCCGTGTTCAATCCAATCTCGCCGGTTGTAGCCGTTTCAGAGAATGTCACCCTCGGGTGGCTGACGTTTGCCGGGGTGGTGGTCACTGCCTTGGGGCTTCTCGGCGTCGCCCTGATCAACAACAACAAGCAGAACGCAATCAAGAAAGGCCAGGCAACGCTTCAGACAGGCCAAGACGATCTCAGCAAGACAAACAAAGAAGATCACGGAGTCGTATATGGAGACCTGGTCATCGTGAAAGAAGACGTTCAGAAGCTTGCCGAGAGCCAGCTCAAGACAAGGGAAGACGTCGTCCGGATCAGGGAGCACATCGTGAAAGTCGAAGGCGATCTCCAAGAGGCACGCCTAGAGATCGCTACGATGTCCGACCGCAACTACGCAGCCATCGAAGCGCTCGCTGCCGGTCTCGCCGAGCTGAAGTCGCATCTCGCTCGGTATATTTCTGAGAACCCTCAGACCATCAAAACGGAGGAAGTCCATGAAGCAACTACTGAGTAAGGAACCGGCGCTCATCACGGGCCTGGTCAATGCGATCATCGTGCTGGCGGTGTCGTTCGGGCTGAGCCTGACCGGCGAGCAGATCGCAGCCATCGCAGGTGTGATGGCCGTCGTTCAGGCGATCATCACCCGGGCCAAGGTCACGCCGACCATCACTCGGGCCAAGGTCACGCCGACCAGCCAGCTCCCCAGCCCGAAAGTACCGGAGGTGGGGCCATGACCGTGATGACGGAGTTCTTCAACTACCAGAACACGCCGATCGATTCCGCAGGCAACGCCGTGCACCCGCTGTTCGGCAAGGGAGAGACCGCTGCCATTCGTGAACTCCGGGAGTACACGATGAAGCGCTGGGGCGGTCAGAACCTTGGCAGCTTCGGCGTGAGGCCGGTGCGGGGCGGCACGGCGTGGTCGACGCACTCGTTCGGTGCTGCATGGGACTGGCGCTACCAGGACCCGGGTCCGGGTCGTGCAGCGTGCGTGAACGAGATCATCCCGTTCTTCCTGTCGCACAGCAAGGAGCTTGGCATCCAGGCCATCCACGACTACCGAGGCGGGCGAATCTGGCGTGCGGACCGTCCCGGCACCGAATTCGATGGTGTGTGGGTTCCGCAAGCTATGAGCCGCGATGGGATGGGGCAGACGTGGGCGCACTGGCTCCACTTCGAAGTTCACCCCAACTACGCCAGCGACGGCCGAGAGGTGGACGACAAGATCGGTGTCACGCAGTTCCCGCCGTTCGTGCCGGAGTACGGGCTGTTCAGCTTGTGGCCGTGGGCGACCAACAAGCCGACCCTCCGAGTTGGTTCCGTTGGGGACCCCGTGCGCTACCTCCAGGGCGTCATGCGAGTGAAGCTCGGGTACGCCATCGGCGTCGACGGCAACTTCGGCAACATCACGCAGAACTTCGTCAAGTGGTTCCAGGCCAGCAATGCCCTCCTCGCCGATGGTATTGTGGGTCCGAAGACCTGGGCGAAGATCGACGAGATCGCCAAGCGGTAGGAGAGCGAGATGGCAACCAAGATCAAGATCAAGAATGGACCTGCACAGATCGAGGTCGAGGAGGTTGTCATCGGCAGTCGTTTCCAGGTTGCCTTCAAAGTCGAGCAAGAGACAGGACCGAACACGGGGGTATTCGCTGCTGTCAACTTGACCGGGTACACGTTGCAGGCACACGTCAAAGACAACCTGCGAAACGACACTCTTCCGGACGTTGAGTTCACGATCACCAAGAGGAATCAAACCACTGAGACCGGATGGGTGGACCTACTGCTGGACGGCACCGTCACGTCCAGTCTCAGCGAGAAGACCTACTACGCCAGCCTGAAGATGTGGGAAACTGGATCTCCTGAACTCGGCGACACCCTCGCCGTCATCACCATGCCGGTCAAGTACGAGGCCACCAGATGAGCGAGATCGTTGTTCGCCTGGCGGACGGAGCGCCAGTCGTGACGCAAGTAGCGGAAGCTGTGCATGCCACGCTCCAGATCACAGGTGGGGTACCAGGTCCGGCGGGTGCAGCCGGGGCGGGGTTCAACTACGTGCACACGCAAGGTGTCGCCGCAGACATCTGGACCATCAATCACAATCTTGGTGGATACCCCAACGTCACTCTGGTCGACAATGCCGGTGCAGAGTTCGAAGGTGAGGTAGAGTACCCATCGCCCAACACGATCGTCGTAACACTCGCCTACAGCATCAGCGGCAAGGCGTACCTCTCCTAAGGAGTTCCCAACATGGCTCGCAAGTTCCTCGTCGCAATCGACATGAGCAAGCTCGAGATCCTGAACCCGGTCGCTCACAAGAGCGCCGGTGCTGTCGGGTCTCCGGTGGAAGGTCAGTTCTGGTTCGACACCACTGCGCAGAAGCTGACCGTGCGTGGCAGCGCCGCAACCTACGGCCTGGTGCGTGACGGTGGCGACCTCACGACCGGCAGCGTTGCGATCACGGCACTGGCAACAGACCCCCGTGCCCGCTCCACGCACACCGGCACGCAGGTCGCCAGCACCATCAGCGACTTCGACACGCAGGTCAGGACCAATCGCCTGGATCAGATGGCGGCACCTACCGCCGACGTCAGCCTGAACAGCCGGAAGATCACCGGCCTGGCTGCGCCCACAGCCTCCAGCGACGCTGCGAACAAGCAGTACGTCGACGATGCCGTGGCGGGCCTCTCGTGGAAGGACGAGGTCCGTGTGGCGACCACTGCCGCCGGAACTCTGGCAAGCTCGTTCGCCAACGGGCAGACCGTGGACGGCGTCACCCTGGCGACGGGTGAGCGAATCCTCATCAAGAACCAGGCGTCACAGACTGAAAACGGCATCTACGTGGTGCAGGCTTCAGGCGCTCCGGTGCGTGCTGCCGATGCTGACACCGGCACGGAGCTCTCGGGTGCGGCTGTGTTCGTCCGGGAAGGTACGACCAACGGTGGAACTCGCTGGGTCAGCTCGGTGACAGGTGCCATCACCATCGGCGTGACGAACATCACGTTCGCCAACTTCGGTGGCGGCTCTACCTACGTCGCCGGGTCCGGCCTGACGGAATCTCCTGCTGGCACGTTCAACGTGGGTGCCGGTACGGGTATCAGCGTCGCAGCCGACGCCGTCGCTGTTGACACTGCTGTCGTGGTGCGCAAGCACACGGCGCTGATCGGCAACAACTCCAACACGAGCATCGCCGTGACGCACAGCCTGGGCAACCAGTGGGTCAGCGCCATGGTGATCGAAGTCGCCACTTTGGAGCAGGTCGAATGCGACATCGATTACACCGACGCCAACACCACGACGTTCATCTTCGCAGTGGCTCCGGCCACGAACGCTCTCCGAGTGATCATCCAGGGCTGAGGCCCTAGCCCCGAGGGGCTCAATAGCACAGAAAGACTGAGGTCTCATGGCACGCAAGTTCTTCACTTCCATCCTGGCGAAGTACTTCAACGCAGCGGGAGATGCCGCACTACAGATCGGCTTGAATGCCGACACGCAGCCTCGGCTCCAGGTGGATGCCGGTGGGGCGTTGCGCTGGGGGCCAGGTGGCAGCACCGCCGTAGACACCGTGCTCCAGCGGAGCGCAGCGGGCGTCCTCAATCTTCCTGCGGGTGGCGTACTTGCTGACGGGTTGCCGATGTTCTGCCAAACGTTCACCATCATGGGCACACTCGTCGTCGGGACGGGTGCTGCACGCTTCTACTTCCCACGCCCGATCACTATCGTAGATATCGAGGTCTCTGTGGGCACTGCGCCGACAGGTGCCAGTGTCATCTTCGACGTGAACAAGAACGGCACGACGATCTTCACGACTCAGGGCAACCGTCCGACCATCGCCGTGAGCACCAATACCGACCTCTCCAGCACGCCGGATATCACGACGTATGCGGCGGGAGACTACATGACCGTCGATGTGGACCAGATCGGTTCGACCATCGCCGGAGCCAATGCGACCATCACCATCTGGTACCGCTGATGGCTGCGCCTACTATCGCATCTACGATCACCGGCCCCAACAGCAACTCATGGGGCACGAACCGTTCAGTCCCGCTACCTAGC